TGCAAGTATTTCCTAGCGCCCAATTAATACTAAGTGTATTTGACTTTCTGTTATAACTTTTAATTACATCAACAGGAAGCTCGCCAGCAGCAACTCTTGTTCTAAAATCGTCACGCTGATCTCCCCACAATGTTATTAAGTTGTTATATTCCATCAAAAATACCCTTCATTTCTGGAAAAGTTTCATAAAAACTATTTCCTCTATGTGCATCGTTGAGTTCTAAGAATTCTTTCATTTCAGGTAGTCGAACACTCCAGTCCTCGCTTTCCATAAATTTTAACATGCCTTCTAAACGACTGATGCCATAACTTGCTGCGAGCCAATCGTCTTTAGTAACTTTGCCTTTATGCCATTCAGGAATACCTTTTTCCCAGTTAGCTTCCCACCATGGATAAAATTCTTCATACTTTTTGCGACATGCTGCTTTAAATTCTTTAGGCAAGACTTTAACATTAAGATGAGGTGGATGATAAACAAAGTGATAATTTACCGCACCTGCACCAAACGGCCACATGTTGATTTTCTTGAATCCTTCTTCTAACTTCCAACGAATAAAATCAGGAATGTAATAGATGTTTAATGCTTGTACTGCACATGCAATTGTAATTTCAGTGTTTGACGGCGTTTGTGTGTCTAAAATGTGAAACACTTCTTTAGTTCGTTCCCATTTACTAGGATAGCGTATATAGTCATTCATTTCGTGTATACTGTCTACACTATAATGGAACCGCACAAGTTTAAACTCTTTCCAGAGATCAAACAAATCTTCACGCCATTCTACACCATTTGAGTTGTAGCGTAATTCAAGGTTTTTAGCATAGCCCATTTTAATAGCATGTTCAAGAATCTCATAGTGTTCTTCAATAATAAGACTTTCGCCGCCAGCAAAATAAATTTGTTGCATGCTTGGCATCTGTTCATAGAACTGTTTCCAAAATGTAGGATTTTGTTTATGCCAATTGTAACTACTACCATTGTAGCTGCCTTTGTCCTGCCATTGCATTGTTTCTTTTAGACTTGCATTTTCTACAGCAGGAAAGATTGCTTTATAATCTTTGATCCATCCCGAGCTGTCGTGCGGGCTACACATAATACATGCTAATTGGCACTTAGTTCCGAATCGCAAATCAATATATGCAAGCTGGGGAGGAACACTTCCGTCTTCTTTAGTATCAGCAATTAATTTATCAACATCAACACGCTGACTCCAATACTTAGTTTCCCACATACGCTTTGAATTATGTCCAGCAGCTTCTTCTTTGTAGCATTTTAAACAACTAGGCGGTTTTTCTCCTGCAAGCATTTGCTTACGCACGTTTTTCATATATGTGCTGTTCCAAGCAGTTTCAAAATCGCTTACGTTTAAGTTGTTAGGTTTGCCGTCTTCTGTTTTAAGAATACCAACTTGGCCGCCGTGTTCTTTGTCATTAGTTGCACCTACACTGCTTGCATTTGCAGTACAGCATACTCGCATACTACCATCTGGTCGAGTACTAAGATGCACCCACGGCAATAAACAAAATGTGTTAGAGGGTAATTTGTGATCAGACATATTTTTTAAACCTTTTATTTAAATTTAGTAAGTTGGTTTTTCTAATGTTATCTACTGTATTGTAACATAATGGCGGTTTATTCATTAATTCTCTCTTTGATTTCTTGATAAAGGAGTCGCCCAAACTCTTTATGACCAGCTGGTCCTGGGTGGCTATTATCCAATGCTTTCGGATGCTCTCGACGTATTTTATTAATACTTGTTCTACACAATTGAACATCATTCCAATTAAAATCGTGTTTATACATCCCAGATCCAAAAGCATGAAAATTTAATATGTTTCGTTTAGTTAAAAAATAATGAGCATAATTAAGTCTAGTGTACATGTCTACCTTCATATCATAAAAATCATGGACATTGCGGTAAAAAAATCTAGATGTTTTGTCGGTTTGCCAAGCATTAATATGTTTTATACCATCTTCAGTTATAATACAATACCTGTCAAAATGAGACCATAATACAACTACCATGTCTTCATCTTGATAATTAAAATTTTGTAGGTTGTATAAAATTTCTTTATTACTTGATCCAGATACTGCACAATTAACAAGTTCTCTGTTAAGACGATTTGCAACTTCATTCGGCCATGCAAACTTGCTTGGCAGACTTCCATTATGGCCATTTTCCCAACAATCTTCTAAACCAGTGCCGTATGTTAAACTGCATCCAAATGTAATTAACCTCATAAATTTACTCTTCAAATAATTCTTTATATTCGGACACTATGTCAAGTATAGTTTGATTTCTATTTTTGTCTTTCGATGGTAATTTTCTATCAGCTATATTATTTTTCATAGTTTTTATTTGCCCATTCTCTTTCGTAACACCACCAACATATAGGAGATGTCTTACAAGTTGTTGTAAAATTATCTGTTGCTTCTCTAAGTCCTTCGCAGCTTCTTGTAATAGATAACATATCTTGCAAAATGCCAAATCGATCTGCTAAGGAAAATACTATTCTTTTATCAAAATTTCTAAAAGGTTCTATTTCATGACCAAACTGTTTAGTGTTATGATACACTGACCTTGAATTAGCTATTGCTCCAATTATTAGAGGTACTTGTCTATTTTTTTCAGGATTATGTTTTTCTTCGCCTATATGTACATCTGGATTTTTTGTTACTCCGTTATACGAAACAACATCAGTGTCTAAATTATAATCTTTAATAATTTTTAATAATAACTCATCCTGTGCGTTACTATAAATTTTTCCAGTATCGTTATCTAACCACCAATTGTCAACGTCGAGTCGTTGTGTAGGTTTTACATCTAAATTAGGAAATTTGTCTTTGACATAATCTAATATAGTGTCAACTACAGGATACGGATTTGCTTTATCCATAGCTGGATCATTATTAGGATTGTTTATCTTTCTCACAGTTAAAGGATAAATCGACGGTGATAAGTTATTTTCGTTCAACAGAAATGCAATAGTGTATAACATTACTGCACTATCAAATCCGCCACTTAGCCGTACGATTATATTAGAACAATCAAGTTTAAAGGCCACCTTTCCATAAGCAGTTTTATAAAAATTCATTAAATAATCCTTTATATTCTGGAACAATATCCAAAATATTTTGGTTTCTTAAATTGTCTAATTTAACTGTGTAATCAATAAAGTTTGACAATTTGTCGCTTTCGTCTTTCCCTTGCATGTAGTTACTTATACTATCAAGTATCTTGCAAGCACGTTTATTGGTAGCATCGTCAAAATTATCAAATGTTGTCTTACATTTTTCATAATGTGCAACTATGTCATCTTTAATATCCTGAGGCAATACTCTTACACTGCTGTACCAAGGCTTGTGACACATATGATGTGACATAATTTTAATATTCTTTCCTGCTCCTATGCGTTTGAATTCTTGTTTGACTATCCAGTTAATAAATTCTGGAATGTGATATACGTTTAAGTTTGTAACAGTACACGCTATCCAAGCATCTACATTAGGAAGAGTATCAACTATTTTTAAATTCTTTTCTATTGCACTCCATTTAGCAGGGTAACGTTGGTATTCTAATACTTTCCCCATACCGTCGATGCTTGCACCAATTTTTATTCTTTTAAACTTTTCCCATAACACTAATACCTTAGTAGGAATGTTAGTTAAATTAGTATTGTATTCTATAGTTATGCGATGAGCATTATTACTATCAATACACTTTTGTAAAAACTCATAATGGCGTTCTATCATTAGAGGTTCGCCACCTGCCATGTAAACATGTTCAATGTTTTTTATGTTCGATTCAATATGTTCCCAGAAAGTTGTACTATAGTGCCAATCATACGCATCTGTAACCCATCTGCCATTCTCATTTTTCTCAAGTGTAACCTTGCCATGTGTGTCATCCCATTTATTACCGTACATGTTAACCCAGTCTTTATACCAAGTATGGCTATCTTCAGGGCCGCACATTCGACAAGCTAAATTACATAAATTTCCAAAGCGTAAATCGTAATACACTAACGGATTTTTATCAATATTAATTTCTCCGTCTACTGTTGTCGAATCAATAATTGAATCAATTGATGTATTCCATATATCATTTTCGTACATCCGTCTACTTCTTAGTCCGCTCTCTTCTTCTTGTTGACAGCGTGTACAATCGGGGTGCCATTTGCCTTCAAGCATTGTCTTGCGAACGTCTTTAATCAATGCTGCATTGCGGGCTTCGTCTAAAGAATCTGAACCTGCGTTATAAGGAACGCCATTGTCTTTCTTTAATGTACCACGGCCGGGTGTAGAGTTCATTTGACAGCAGACTCTTACTGTTCCGTTATTTTGTACTGCTTGAAAGTTCCAAGGAATAGGACAAAATGTTTTAGGCATTCCAATATTCCTTAAATTCAGGATAGTAATCTAATACATTTGTATTGTTATACGCATCTTGAACTTGCATATTGCGAATAAAAGAGTCCCAATCTTTATCATATAGGTCTTTTGCATTCATATAATTAATTAATTTTTTTCCTATCACAGGAATTCTACGCTGATAGTAGTCTATTAAAGAATGCTTTTGCGTATATTGCAGTGCAATTGTTTCTAAATTTTCAATAAACTCATTGTACTCTTGAGTAATTTGTTCTTTAAGTGCTTTAGGCAATATTCTCGGATTTAATGATGACGGATATTGCACTAAACTTGCATGTACTCTAACATTAAGTTGCATAAAGTATTTAAATACGTCAACAATTCTCGTCATATTTAATACACTGGTAGTACATGTTGCTTGCAAGAATACATTATCAAGTGTTTTGTTTATTTGTTTAATGTTTTCTTCAACTTTATCAATGTTTCCGTTAACTCGAATATACGGATATATGTCAGGTGTAGCATCAATACTAACTAACACTCCTACATTTTTAAATTTTTTCCATAACGGCAATACGTTATTACCTTTATGTTCTAATGTCGATAAGTTGCTGTTGTAGTTTAATACAATATTTTCTGCATAGTCTTCTAAACCTTCTAAAAATTTATAATGTTTTTCATGATATAAAGGTTCGCCGCCTGTGATTAGAATTTCTTGTAAGTGAGGTGCTAATATTTCTATTTCATCAATAATGTCAGTATTCAATTTTACAGAAGGTTTATTAGAATCCTTAACTAATTCGGCCATTTCAGGAGACCTTGCTGCTGCTTTACTCCATAATGAACTGTATACTGGGCTGCAATGCCTACACATTAGATTGCAAGTATTATCAAACCGTATTTCAACACTTTTTAGTTGTTCAATTGAGTACGAAAAATCATCATTAATAGTACTTCTAACATAAGTTTCTAATTGCTTAGGCACTACATCATTTTTTGATTCGTTAAATACAATTTGATCATTTTCAATTTTCCAAGATTGTAGGGTTTCCTGTCTTGTACTCATTACTCCGCTCGATTCTAAGTCCCAACAGCTTCTGCATCCTTCTGATTTAATACCCGAAAGTAATTCTTGTCTTAACTTTTTTGTTTCATCGTTATTGAAAATTTCAGTTAATGAAGATGTTGTGCTGTTTCCAAGTGTAGTCTGGCCGCGCCAACATGCACACACTCTTCCTTCGTGTTTTAAATTTTGATGTACAAACGGCATTATACAAAACGTATCACTCATTTAATATTTCCTTTAATTTCATTGTACTTATATCCTAAATTTTTCTCTAAGTATTGATATAACTCAGGAATTTGTTTTTCTAAACTTTGAGATCTTAATAAATCTACATCTTTGGTATATTTTATAAACACATCTGTTTCTTTATTTGAAGTACTACCATTTAAATATTGTATAATCTTGTTGTGATGTCTCCTAATAATCTTTTGTTCGTTGATAGGTCTATTGATACTATCTATATACGATTTAAACTTTTCAACTATTAAATGTTTAGCAGGTAATATATCTATCGCAATGTAACTTGGTGAATATACCGTGTTCATAACAACTTTTCCCGGACCATCATTAATTGTAATTAATCCTTTATTTGAACGTTGATCTATCCAATATTCTAATAACGTGGACATATTAAAAATATTATATGCGCAAAGTGTAGGTGTTAATATAACTGCAACATTATCATGATTACATTCAAAATCTAACCAACTATCAATGCTCGATTGTACATCTAGCCAATTTGAATTTTGTCTTACATAATCATTAACTTCACCAGTGCCGTCGATTGACATCCATATTTCTGCTTTTTTAAATTTAGCTAATGTAGACATTAATTTTTCTTTCGGAGACCAACTTGAGTTTGTAAAGATTTCAAGAGTAATTTGTTTATGGTGCCCGCCTTCTATTATAACATCTAAGAATTTTACAAAATCAGGGTGTAGCATAGGTTCGCCACCTGTAAATTTTATATGCACTGTGTTTTTAAAATCTTCAGGCTTCCAATTAAATCCTATATTAAATCGTTGAGAATACAATTCTCTATCGGGATAGTGTTTTACTAATTCCTTATCATCTTCAAACCAAGATGTTGATAGTTGAGAATTGCAAGTACGGCATGCTAAATTACAATAATTACCAAATGTAACTTCAAGAAATTTTAATGAAATAGTGTCTTCGTTTACAGTAGAATCAACATTGTAATCATCATTATATCCTGTTCGCATACTTTGATTTGTAATTAAATCTTCTTTGTAGCATTTTGCACACCCTGACAATTTTTCTCCATTTAGCATAGCCTGTCGTAATTGTTCGAACGGCTGTGATGCTAAAATGTCGTCAACATTTTTAAAATCACTTAATTTTTTATTAGAAAAATCAATAAATTTATCTTCGCCTGTATCATGCATGAGAAATCGGCAACACGGTTTAACTAATCCGTTTGGTTTTACTGAAAAATGCATCCACGGAAGTACACACAATGTATCCTTTTTAGACATAATCTTTAAACCTCTCGTCGATATCTACTAAGTTAGTTTGGCGGACAGCATCTAAACTGTTATTAAATTCTTTAAATGCATTATACGCTTCCTCACTGTAGCTAACAGAATTAAGAAGCGACATAATATCATTTACATCATAATTATTATTATTTCCCCAAGCAGTTATATCAGCTTTTGCTTGCTCAAGATGTGCAGGAAGTACTGCACTTACTTCTGAAGTATAAGATTCACTTAGATCAAACATGGTACCAAAACTGTATCCGTTATCTTGTAATTCTTTAAACCAAGCCAACAAGTCAGTTATATGAAATATATTATATGGCATTAATACAATGTTAAAACCGTAATGTTTTGCCATGTCCTTTTTAAATATTTCTTCAATAGTTTTCTTTGTTTTGCTCCAATTTGCATTTGTTCTAACATATTCATAAGCTGCGCCAACAGCATCAATACTAAAGACTACATGGATGTCATCAAATTGTTCCATTATCTTTCTAAATTTAGAATTAAGATTTGTACCATTAGTAGTAAAGCGCAATGATGGCAATTCAGTATAATTTTCTAAAATTGCCTCAAGAAATTCTACAACTAACGGATCAATAGTAGGTTCTCCACCTAATATTTTAATCTGTTTTAATTGTATAGAACTTGTAAAATTTTTAAACTCGTCAAAGTTTTTTACAATTTTCTCCGGAGCAGTAAACCATTTTTGTAAATGAGCGTGTTGTTGAAATTCAGTAGTTATTTGACTACTTGCATTAGGCACACACATTCTGCATTTTAAGTTACAATGATTGCTGGGACGGTAGTCTAAAAACATTGGGCCCTTTGTTGTATTACCAAATTCAATATCAAGCTCTACATCAACTTTGCTGAAATGTTTATCCCATATCCATGTTTCGTCTTTAAGATTTTTTTCTACCTTATTTTTACAAAACTTACACTTATCAGGCCACTGCTGTGCAAGAAGTTGTTTGCGCATATCTTGCATCTCGTCACTTACCCAGTACTCATCAGGAGTAAGTGTTTTATACTTTTCTTTTTTAGCTACACAACAGGGTGCATACTCATTATAGCCTGTCGAATACATTCCAATAAACGGAGCGTAGCATAGTGGCTTATCTTGGATCATACTTGTCGAGTCCCATTTCTTGGAAACTATACTTCCAGTCTATTTTTCTTACAGCATCTAAGTCATCTAAATATTGCATTAATGTTGTACCGTGCTCTTCCCACAAATCTTTTTCCATCATATGATTAATATAAAAAGGAAAATCTTCGCGGTCTCGCTCTTTAAAGTCATAATTATTAATCTTGTTTAGTATAACATCTTTTATGTCTTTGGGCAAGTTCTGTGCGCTCATATGTATAGGCCATTCTACATGATTACAGAATAAAAACTTGATATTTGGAAATTCTTTTCGAATTATGTCATAAGTTTCTACAAGATAGAACATACTTACATTAGAACAAGTCCATTGTACACCTACATCGAAGTTAGGTTTTCCTTTAATAAACTTATCTATTAATCGTAGCTGTTCAACATACACATCCCACTTAATTGGAAATCTAAAATATTCGCCTGCTCGCTCTAGTGCATCAACGCTTAAACGTAATACTACTGATTTAAACTTGCTCAACTGTTCCAATCTGTCTTCTGTAATTAATGTACCATTACTAACATATGCTAAATTTACATCTTTAGCATATTCTGTTTCAGATAAATCTTTTAAAAATTCATTATGTCGTTTATTAGCAAAACTTTCGCCGCCAAGAAAATTATAGCGTTTTGTTTGATGCCATGTATTCCGTAAATGGTTCCAAAAGCCGTGTTCTTGTTCGATCCATTTATTGTTAATTTGATAATTTTCAGTGTTAGGATACTTGTCTAATAGCGCCTTGTCTTCTTGCCACTTGCTGCTTGCTCCTGTGCCACAGTGGATACATTTTAGATTACAAATCATACCAGTACGAACATCGATGTGAGGTGGCTCATATGGCACGCTTCCGTCATCTGCTGTTTGATCTATAAGATGCTTATATTGATCATACCAAAATCCGTTTTCATCCATACGTTTACTAATGCCATCAAGACTTTCTACGTACTTACATCGCTTACAATTTTCAGGCCATTCGCCGTTTAAGAAATCTTTTCTAATTTCTTTAAAATATTCGCTGTTCCATTCAGTTGATATGTCACTGTCTTTAAGTTTTGTTGGAGTTTTTACGCCGCTGTAACCACATACTCGAGGTCGACCAAACGTATTAGTACTAAAATTTATCCAGGGAAGTATGCATGGTTTCATAATGATATTTATATGCGTAGTTTATATATAAGTAGTATTATGAGAGACAGTGTAAACAGAGAATATACCGCAGAATGGTTGCAACATGAGCGACCGCAACCAATGTATGATAGTGATATCAATAAATTTTATGATAATTTTTATCAAAATAATCCAGTACACACTCAAGACTTAGACAATATTTTTAAGTCTAAATTTACGCAATGGATTAGTGATCACAAATTTAGTAAATTTGAAGGTCTAGATGCGTTTCCTAGACTAGATATTATAAATGGCTGTACACAATTCATTGACGATCTATATCAGCGATGCGGAACATTACAAATATTCGAAAACGATTACAAATATCACTGGCGATTAAATCCTAATATAGTATATACTACTATTGAGACATTAGATCCGTCTAAAGAATTGCTTATTTCAATGCCGTTTCCGTATTACGGAGACGAACACCCTGACATGCAAGCAATATTAAATGAATGCCAGCGACTGCATATTCCTGTACACATCGACGGTGCATGGATAAGTTGTATCCGCGACATTCATTTTAATTTTGATCATCCGGCTATTAAAACTGTAGGTATTAGTTTGAGTAAAGGTGGCATGGGCGGCAATCGTATAGGTGTAAGATATGCTAGAAACACGCCCGAAGGTGCTGTAACTATCATGAATGACTTTAATATGAACAGTCAGGCACTTGTTAGCATGGGAATTAAGTTTATCGACGAGATAGGTCCTGAATACTTCTGGAGAAAGTATGAATTAGAGTATAAACAAATATTAGTTGACTTCAATCTAGAAGGTACAAAAGCAATACACTTAGCTAAATCTAAAGACGGAAAGCCAATTGGTGTTAGACCGTTGTTACGAGCATTAAAAACTAAAAAATTATAGTTTCTCTACGGTGTGGTTTCCTATCGAAATACTATTTTTTGTGCAAGTCTGTGAACAACGTAGTAATCTATCTTTGCATCCCGTACCGTGTATTTCTGTTTGCCAGCTATCATACAAATCTTCAGTATAAAATTTAGAATTTAAAATATCGCTAAATGTATAATAGTGTACATTATTCCAATTCTTACCGTAGTTACCTTCAAACCGTTGCTTAGTTTCATCTAATGTTCCTAAATGTATCCAACTCGAATTATGTAAAAAACAGCACGGCCAGACGTTGCCGTTAAATCCAATAAAGTACATTGCAGATTCTCGAGAAAAACATTCTATCTTATTACCTGCACTTTTTTGTTCGGCTTTCACTATTAGTCGTTGCCAAGTTGGTTTCCATTCTGGACGTACAAAACCGTTATCAATTTCTATTGCACTTACTGACTGTGCCCTATCATGTCTATATTTAAATGACCTAAAATTCATTTCTGCTGCTAATTCTTTTGCTTCTTCGATTTGATGTGCATTCCAATCGAATACAATATATTGCCACGCTGCATTGCCTCCTGCTGCTATAAAAGCAGCAGCATTTTCCATAATTTTGTTCCAGTTAGATCCCCGACGGTATAAATGGTTAGTGTCAGACAATCCGTCTATATTAAATTTTACTTTAGAATGTGGTATATCTTTAGTTAGTTTTGCAACTTCTTTCCAAAATTCAGGAGTACGCAAACTTCCATTAGTATGTACATCTGCAGGTATTTCTTTTTTTCGTAAAAATTTTAACATATCTAAGAACTGAGGATGCATAGCAGGATCATCTATTGTTCCACAAAATTCTATTATTTCTAATTCATTACATACAGGGTCTTCAATTATGTCTTTAAACTTTTCTAAAGTCAAGAATTCGTTTTTAGGAATAAGAGGATTACCTTTCATGCTGTACGTTTGTTCGTCAGTTCTTGAACAGCCTGTACAGTTTAAATTACAGTTAGAACTAATTTCAAACTGCAATACTTTTGGTTTTCTTACATAATGCATTATTTAAATTGCTCCGCAAACGGATCAAACTCAGCGCCGCATTTCATAGCACAGACTTTTAGTTTGCCATCACTGCAACTTGGTTTATTCCAACTGTCTTGTATCCTATCAAACACACCTGTAGCAAATACTTGTTCAAGACCGTTACGTGCATCGAGTGCTTCTTTGTCAATAAAGTTCCAAATCTGTTCTACTTTAGGATCCTTATGCCACCATTTGTACATGCGGCCAGCAGTCCAACAACATGGCATTGCAAGTCCTTCTGCTGTGATAAACAAACTGTTGTCTTTTTTAACTTTACAAATGACAGGAGCAGCATCATAATATGCATCCATGCTGCCGTATTTGTTAATAATTACGTCTTGTTTTTTTAATGCAGCATTTTGATATTTTTCATCAGGTTTTTTAAGTTCAGCTGTATCATTACCTTTACGATCTTTAGCTTGATGATTATCTTTAGGATCAACTTTAGATGTTACAAAGCGACCTGTTTTCTTTTTTATAAACTTTTCGCAGCCCCATTCAGTAGCAAGGGCTTCTGCTTCTTCTACTTGATGCTGATTGTGTTCAAATATTAAAAAGTCCCAACGTGCTCTACCGCCAGCATCGATAAACGCTCGCATATTGCGTTCTACGTTGTCCCAATTAACACCTTGGCGATAGATGTGATTAGTATCCCTGAGGCCGTCAACGCTGAAAATAACAGCACCCATTCTACCAAAAGTAGCAGCCAATTCTCTCCACCATGTTTCATTTTTTGCTCCTGCATTTGTATTCATCGAGAGCCACATGTTAGGATTGTGTTCTCTAAAATATTTGAATATTTCAAGCGTATCACGAGCAACAATAGGATCACCTAAGTTACCGCACATATACATAGTATTAAGTTGTTGTATAAACTCAGGAAGAAATATCTTTTTACAATCTTCTAGTGTAAGTTCATCTAAATTAATATGTGGATTTAATCCTTCTCCGTTCATATTACGATCGCACATAGGACAACTAGCCTGACAATTTTGTGTAACTTCTAAGTGAATTGATCTTATGTCTTCGTAGTTATACATTCAGAACCTTCGTATTAAATAATATGCGCACATAAATATTTATAGAAAACAAGTAGGATTTCAATTCATTATGAATATATACACAATTTATGCTGACATAGTCGAAGGTAGTGATCCGAAGACTTTTGTGTTGAACATGAAAACGTTTTTAGATGCATTGCCTACTCTACAAGCATACAGAATTACTAGAATGAAACTAGGGTTCCGTAGTATGGACTTACCTGAATTTAGAATTGATATGGAATTTTTAAATATGCAGGATCTAGACGATGCAATGACACATGTAATACGCAACGACAATGACATAGAAACCCATCATGTAGCATTTAACAGTATGGTAGATATGGAAACTATTCAACATTTTTTATATAGGGATTATCCAGATGAGTAAAGTTAACAGTTGGGACGAGTTTCAACCTTTACAAGAATTATTAGTAGGTAGCGTATACGACAGTTCATTCTTTGACGAGGTTAAAAATGTTAGAGCACGAGATGCTCTTAAAAAAATTATCGACGACACGCAAGAAGATATTGATAACTTTATCGAAACTATGCACAGTCATAACATAAAAACTTATCAAGCAAGTCCTAAAGAATTGGGATATAAAGATAGTATTATGGACTATGTTAACGAAGATGGAGAATTAGGGTACAAAAGAAACGTCGGTGATAGCAGTGAAGAAAAAGATGGATTTTGGAAAACTGGTGTGACACCTAGTTTAATTCCAAATCCTCCATTGCAGCCACGCGATGATGCAATCGTAATGGGCAATAAGTTAGTAGTAACAGATCCGTATACCTTTGCTACTAAAAAACTTATACCTAAATATATTGAGTGGTTTGGTGAAGAAAGTTTAGACTTGTCAATTGCAAATCAACAATATTCGTTTAAGCGCAGTGATAAAAATATGCGCAATCTATTGTTAAGAAATAATATAGAGCCTACAGCAGAAAATATTTTAAAATACCAAAGCGAGCAAGACTGCCAATTAGGGTCCTTTTGCAGTCCAAACTTAACAAGAATAGGCAAAACTTGTTTAGTTGATACTTGGCAGGTACCAGGAGTCATTGACGAATTTTTATCAATCGAACATCCAGAATTTAATTATAAACCTATTTCAATTGGTGGCCATAATGATGCAGTGTTCAGTGTTATTAAACCTGGATTAGTTGTAGCAACACAGTATCTCGAACCGTACAAAGACATTTTTAAAGGCTGGGATATTATTTGGTTTGACGATCCGAGATGGGACCATGTTAAAAATTGGCTAAGACTTAAACACAAGAATCAAGGAAAATGGTGGGTGCCAGGAGAGGAAAGCAACGACGAGTTTACGCACTTCGTCGAAAGTTTCTTGCCTAATTGGACAGGCATGGTCGAAGAAACAATTTTCGATGTTAACTGTCTTGTAGTAGACGATAAGCATGTTGTAGTAAACAGCGACAACCCTTACTTGTTAGAAAATTTACGCAAGCACAATATGGAACCTATTGTTTGTCCATTACGTCATAGATTTTTCTGGGACGGTGGATGGCACTGCTTAACCCTTGACATTAAACGTAAAGGTGGGCAAACTGACTATGGAGTCTGATATTTCATCATGGATTATAGATCGACTGTCTGTTTCTCTTCCTACTTTTAATAACATGCCTGCTTGCCCATTTGCAAAGCAGGCATTATTAAGAAATCGAGTTAAAATTATTCAGCTTGATAATAAACATGATTTTGAAGCGCAGTTAGATAAATTAACAACTATGTGGCCTGAAGATATCGAAGTAGTAGTATTAGGCACGGCTCCAAATAACATTTCTTCAGAAGAATTAACAGAACTCACTGAAACAGCAAATTCTACATTTCTTAAACAAAGAGGGTATCTTGCATTAGAAGATCATCCTCAAGAATTAGAATATGTTGAAGACTTTTGTGTAAATGAAGGAAACTGGGCTCTTATATTATTGCAAGCAAGCTCTAAGATAACCGAAGCTCGAGAAGTGTTATCGAGTCGCGGATATTACAAGAATTGGGACGACGACTATTACAAGCAAGTTGTTTTAGAGAGGGCCTAATTCTTCATACCCTTGTATCATTGTCTTATAGTGTGCAACCTCTCCTAAGTACAAGTATTCAACTCCCTTACTCTTGTAATATGCACATTCATGTTCTATACTTTTAATACCTAAATATAAATTCGGATTATGATAGGTCCAAGCAAATTGATAGTCTTCTACATGTTTATCATTGTATATTCCAATCATGTTAAATGCTACTAATTCATTATTATCGTAATAGGCAATAATATCATTATTAAAATATTCTTTGTCGAAAATAGGCATAACACTCTCAAAGTTTTTATATTGACAGTATTTTTTATAGATGTTATTAAGCTGAACAACATCAATTTCATCTTTGCTTAAAAGTTTTGCGTTAGGCAAAAGGCTATAAGATGTTTCTTTTAAATTTATTCTACAGTATTTCATTTATTTGTTTTGTAAATTTGAACATCTGTTCCACAAACACAAGATGTTTTAGTGCAAATTTCAGGCGCAGTAGGTAATTTATAAGTCGAGTATATATTTCCATATGGTTTTACAATTTTACAAGTTGCTCCGTAAATGTTTCCATTTGGTTCAATATTTAAATTGTCTAATCCCATATTACATTTCCATCCAAAATAATTATTTGAACTGTTTATTAAATGTTCGCTTGTTGTTGTTTTTTCTCCATCGACAAGGAAATCGTATCTAATAATAGATCTAATTTTAGATCGCGAAAACTTGATTTTAGCAAACTCTAACATTTCAGTAGTATAAGTAGGCAATATGCCAGTTCCGTTGTGCCAGTCAGCTATCAGTTTTATTCTAACATTTATAAGCAATTTAGATTCTAATAATCTATTATAAAACTTTTTAATTTTTTCAAACTGACTCGGCGGCATCATTAGTACACATGAAATTCTGTACCGTGTATGAAGTTCTTCAAATACTTCTATAAAATGATCTTCGCTTGCAGTTTCTGGATGAAAACTAAATCCTAATTCGTCAATAGGAGCATTAAATTTTTTCCAATAGTTTAAAGTACGACTACCGTTAGTAGTAAAAATAATTGCAGTAGGTTGCTTACTTGAGTTTACAAGATCATCACAAAACTCATGCAGTTTAGGCCATAGTGTAGGTTCGCCGCCCATAATATCAAATATTAACGGACGATATTTTCTAAATTCATTAGACAAGTTTAAAAGAGAAGTATAATCTTCTGTCCATCTATACTTTCCGTTGTAATGGTACTCTGTGCAATAACTACAAGAATAATTACAAACTGTAGTGCAAGTGTAAGTAATACGCTTCCATTGAGGAATTATCTTAAGTTCATTCATCGAGTATTAACTTTATGTCTTTTCCTGGTCCAGTTTTGCTAGGCAAGTCACCGTATTGATCTACATACCAGCTAATAACAGCTTTGTACCAGTTTTGACTATTATGGTGTGCTTGTTTATTAAACTGCCAAATATTATTGTTTGTAGCTTGCATTGTACTTAGCGCTCTTGCACTTTCCTTTTGCAATTCTCGAAGTGTTAAATTACTTGTATCCAATTAACATAAACCTCTTATATTTTTCAAGTTGTAATTCTCCAGAATATAACAAGTTAGTCATAGGTGCTATACTGTTAAATTCTTCAATGTCTTTAACACAGTTTACGTGTTCTTCTATTTCATAATAATTATTACTTTGTAGTATAACTAGCTTACCAGACGGTATCATATTATACCATTCTACAAATTTTTCAATATGTTCGCAGCTTGTGTTGATAATAGTATCTGGGCTATCTTTTAATTCTTCAATACTACCATTACTTTTAACTGTATTATAGATATGTCTGCTGTAATCGATATCCATAATATCTTTAGTCTGTGCTTTAAATTTCCAGTTATCTAATACTAGCAGTTTATTAAATGTTTCTGCAATAGTCCAGACAGTAGGATCAATGTCAAAACTGCGAACAGAGTTGAATTTAATATTGTTTTCTACAAACATTGGGATAATTGTTGCATACCAACCGGCGCAAAGATATATAAGACCTAAGTCTAAATCTAAGTCATTTAATGTATCAGTTAACCATTTTTTACTTAACAGTTGACCTCTACTTAAACAGTCTTTATCAAAGTTAGGAACTGTTTCGTACAACGTTTTTAATGGTTTTACAAATAAACTGTTAGTATGGTTATCTAAAACTTTCCACAATGAATTTATATCATTGTTAAGAAGTTTAAACTCAGACGACACTTCCGGTAATAATCTTGCAAGACTATATAAATTTTTCTCAAGTACTGCTTTACGTAAGTCGTCATCTGCATTTACTAATCTAAAAATGCTATGTAAATTTTCCTCAAGTACTGCTTTTCTAAGTTCTTCATTATTTGCTAATTTAAAAATACTAGACAAATCTTTATCATTATACATACGGCGTACATTTGAAATGTCACCTTCGTATAATAATTCAAATCTATCTAATAAGTCTATTATGTCGTTGTTAGCAGTAGTTGATTCTATGGGAGTTATGTTAGTTTCGTTATCAAGTAGCTGCGATGATTGTTTAAATTGCTCTTCTAGCCATTCAAAGTCATTTATTTTTTTAAGAGCTTCAATGTCACCTTGACTTTCTCTTCCGTAAGCAGTTCCTGCTGTTGCTCCCTTAATAGCCCATTCTCCGTAAGGACGCTCTTTTCCAACTGTTTGCCACACATGTAATCTTTTTTCTGTTTCTTCATTCTTTTGTCTGTCAATTACTTTACTGCTTAATTTAGCACATTCTCTAAATGCACTACGCCAAGTACTAAACTCGTCTGTATTAAATGCTGTGATGTTGCTTACAACTTTAATAGGTTTAAAATGACGACTAATACTTGTAGTCATATCAGGCTTACTTATATCCATGTTAATAGTTAGTGTCCTTGGAAGAAGTTTAATTCCGCCGTAGCCGTATTCTAAATCATTAATCGGATTTTTACTACGCCAAACTTTCACATATTCTTTTTCATCTACAGGACTTACGTAATCAAAATTAAAGTCGTCTGTTATTTGTGCATCACCGTCTACAATCCAGATCATTTCTGTAGTACATATCTTTGCAGCTTCAATATGTGCCTGATGAATTCCCTTTACTCCGTCGACACGTTTTGCTCGAGGAAATTTTTCTTTTAAGGCATTATAATTTTCCTCTGCGTTGGACTCGTTATATGTTATCATTACAATATCATATTCTTTTGTAGCTTCAATTTCGGACTTTAAAAAGTCTTGAACGACCCTGACTGGAGGAATATACATACTCTTAAAGAATTTACTATGACTAGGAAGATACGGATCAATTGGAATATCTATACCTAATTCGTTATTAAGCAATGTGCCTAAACGAGAAATTTCTTGCGGAAGCATTTCTTCAGTAATTTTAGAATACTTATCTTCCCACATCTTATTAAGATATTCAAAGTCACGTACATTGACAAAGTCCCAATCAGTACAGTTAGTTAAATAACAACCTTCACGAGCACCATAAATTGCCCATAGACCGTTCTCAACATCTGTTCCAATTGTTTGCCAAATTTTAAGTCGTTCAAAATTTTTCTTATGCACACGTTTCGTAAATTCTTGTCCTGAAAGTTTTTCGCCCTCGTAAAGACTCATCTTTACACCTTCGCGAAATCCTGCTCTCCAAGCCTGCCACGGTGTTGCATTATTATACACAGAACTATATGTTTTGTTAACTTGTAAATATTGTAAATCCCAACAAAAGTCAACTTGTGATTGAGGGTTTGATGATTCTGCATTTTCATGTGTTTTCATGTTTAAAACAATGTGCTTCGGCCAACATTTAATTCCGCCGTTGCCGTATGTTAATCCATTTACAATATTATATCCGCTCCAGCTAATTACACAATTTTCTACATCAACATCGTCTCTAAAATGCAACTCTTCATTAATAAAGTTTTGGTGTACAATATTGTCACCGTCTATAGTAATAAATCGATCAGTTTCACTTAGATTTGCACAAGCCTTGTGTGCAGCGTCACTACCTTCTACACCATGTACACGTTTTGCCCATGGCACCTTAGTAAGCAAGTCGGCATAATTTTTTTCAGCGTTTGGTTCATCGTAACTCAAATATATAATATCGTAATCAATAATTTTCATGCATTACTCCTGTACATTATGTATGTGTTTAACATGATGAGAGTTACATAAAAGGCTTACAGACATTTTACTGACTTCTTTATTATAACTTTTTAATTTAAGTTCGTTGTGTAATACAACTAATTTTAAATCAACACTTAACGTATCTAGCAATATAAATCTATTAGTAGGATCAACTACGTAATAAGTTTTTATAGTGTTATTGCTTTGTGCAAATAAAGAACACAACTCAGAGTCCATAGTATTAGTAATTGTCCAGCTACCATTAGATAAATCTTGATTTATAATTATTGCGTTTTCAGCAGTAGATTGTTTAGCAATAATTCCTTTAGGTTGAGTTATGTCTAAAGATAAATCTAAATCTCTTGGAACAATTTGTTTTTTACCTTTTATTTTTATATTATCAATTACAATGTAATCAAAAAATTGTTTTGTTAAGTTAGAAAATTCTTCATAAGTTTTTAAATCAACTTCAAAATAATTGGGGCCGAACGAATTATCAATTATATTAGTAACCGAAAGGACGCTTCCACTATCATCGTAATACATGTAAAACATTAAACACGCTCCTCTAACCATTTTAACATTTCTAAAGTTAAAAACTCATCTTCTACATAATGTAATACACCTGATTGTTTAAAACCGTTAATGTAAATATTATCTCCAAAATCAACTGATAGATCATTAGTCCATTTCGAAGGCACTGGTTCTATATTTTGTACATGCGGCTTCATGTGTGTAAATATTAAATTACTAGTATAATCAATATCTAAAATCTTTAATGCAATAGCTGCACTAACATCAACACTATTCCACGCTTGCATGCTTAAAGGAGTATACGTTTTATAAAATACTTCCCAATTATTCATTATTACTTCTAGTAAATTAAAAAATGCTGTTGTATTGCTAGACTTTTTAAATTGATACATGCCAGTATATATGTTTGGTAAATTATTATCGTCAAAAGTCTTTCGATAGTATCTACTTGTTACTGTAGTATTTCGGTATGTATTAACTGTTGTTGTAAATGCAAGTTCATTTGTAGAAAAATTAATAGGATCTAATACTAACATATCTGCATCAAATACTGTAGTATTACTATACGGAGTTAATTGAGATAACTTCCACCTGTTATCAATTTTCCAATTTTTATTTTCCGCTAAATCAACACCAGGTATAGATATAACTTGATCAAACACATTTTTATATTTTGACGATATTTTATCGTTGGTTATAATACTAATGTTTGTGTTAGGAGAATGTGAAAGAACACTAAGTGCTAATGCATACGCCTGTTCTACATAATTTGTAGTATCATTGTTTTGTGCAAGTACGCATATTCCATTACTCATGTGTAAACTCCTTATCAATAAAAGAGTTTAAACTAAATTTATTCATTACATGCACTGTTGCATCAGTAAGTTTTACTGGAATGTAATCATACGACTTATGTGCTAAGAGTTTAATAACATTATTATCGACGTTTACTAATACATCTTGATCAGTTGAAACCCACATATCACTAGGTAATTGTTTAGGCCACTCAGTGCTATTTTCAAATCCTCGCATCATATGTACTGCAATACTAAATGCAAAATCATTTCTAAATTTAGTCTCAGTTATATCATACACTGTTCTATAATAATTATAGTTATCTTTAATATGACTCACTAAATCAAATACTGTTTTTGCTGCGTTACTTTTTGTAAAATATAATATAGTAGCCCAGTACATAGAAATAGATCTATTACTCACTCTATCAAAACTAGGTTCAACTCCTTGATTAATTAGATTATAATGATTAGCAATCATAAAATCTTCAGCAGTATCAAAGCATGATAATAGTTTGTTATTTGAGATTAATAAATCCGTGTCGATTACAATTGTTTTATCAAAAGCACTTAACGCATATGCACTATTGCGCGAAGAATTTTTCCATTCTAACCGTTTACTAGAATATAGTCCATCGTTAAATGTTTTGGTTGCATTATTAGAAGGAGCAGGAACATACGTTACAATATCAATATAATTTTTATAAAAAGGATATGCAGATTCAATGTAATCAACTGCATCTGTAATTAATTGTACTGGAAGGTTTAAATATTGTTTTACACGCTTTGCACAATATATTGCTTGTTTTACATAATCAATATTTTTATTATTAAACGCAAAGAGTACTACGCCGTTGGTCATAAGTCAACTAATCCTTGAACAGACTTATTCTTTCTAATTGTTTCATAATCAGTGGCGTACTTGTGCGATGCAGATGTGTATACACTTAGTAATTCTTTTACAAATTCATCAATGTTGCTTATAACAAAAGGAATGTCATTATCGTCTAATACTACTAGACCTTCATCTTGTATCTCTGATAACAAATGACAAAAGTTAATTAATTCTCGAGTTACTGTAAACTTATGTCCATGAGTATAATGTACAAGATTCTCCTTATACTGTGCAAGAAAAATACGTTTTTGATTGTTTTGTGTTTCTAAAAAGTTAGAAAACTCTAATGCTTTAGCTAATCGTTGGTCCATGGAGACTCCTCATATAGTAGTATTATATACTATATTTTAGAGTCTGTCAAGTAAAATTAGAAAGTGTTAGAAGCAGTATTAATAGCAACAGTAGGTGCTGCTACTTGGACGTTTGTACCAGTTGGACGAATATAGCTCATTGAACTTGTTAGTGTACCTTTGACAGTTTCGTCAACTGCTGCCCCAGCTGGACCAGCACCGACTACAGGTTTTACATCGCCGGCATCGTCGTCTCTGTATATCATACGAATACGAACACCATTGGTAATAGATCGAGCTTCAATTTGATAGTCGTTTTCTGCGTATGGTGTAGTACCTGTTCGGGCTAAAATATATCTTGCAGTTGTATCAAGATCATAATATCCATCACTTGTGATTGTTCCGTTAGCTCCTGTTTTAGTAACGTTTACATAATCCATTGTAACAGTACCTACTGTAGACACCATTGTTTGCCAGTCTAGAGTTTTTGCTTCAGTTCCAGTGTATGCTAAACTACTTACAAATACAAGTTTGCCGCCCGCATTAAAAAATGCCTTTACATCATTTGCAGATGCCCAAGTAAAGTTTACATCATGTATCTGAGTACCTTGCCATCCAGATGCTTTAGTTTTACTACTTCCACTAACAGTTGTAAATTGTCCTGTTCCTAAAGTAAATCTATTGCCTGCATCTTTTATAAAATTAACTACTGTTTCAAGCGCATCATGAACACTCTTAGTTATGTTTTCGCCTACACTAACTGTAACAAGTGCGGGATCCGGAGCACTACCGACTTGGTGAGTGTATGCTTTAGTAGCATCAGTTTTAAGTGCATTCCAGGCAGTCGCAGTAATTTTATCACCTGGACTTATTGCAGGTGCAGTAATTGCCTGATTGTATCCTGCTGCGGTGGTGCCGGTTCCTGTAGGGGTTCCCATAACAAGGTTAATACCTGATCTTAACGTTGTATATTCTGCTTCAGTAATTAACTGGCCTACATTTACTGTCATGGATATTCCTCTTTATTGTACTTATTTATACTTTTAAAACACACTCAACTAACTTTTCAGATTCTTCTAAGTTAGATTCTAGAGCAACACCTACTAATGATCCTCCGTTAATTGCTGTACTTGCACAACCGTTATTGTCAACATATACTGCCTGACCTTTTTTAACAGCGCCAATAACACGAACAGGTAAACGTCCTTTAAGACCGATATACTGGCCTTCTGCGTCACTGTTCATCATAACAGCAGGATCTGTAGAAACTACACCGATAGCAATATCGCCTACGTTTGCTGCTTCAACATCATGGTCATCATGAGAGCATACTGTAACTACAGTACCGGGTACTAATTCTTCAGCAGTTGAATATTTTTCTGCTAAGTCAGCATATCGAGCACTTGTTGCTGTACCTTGGAAAAGTACCGCATTTAAGTTTCCGCTTGCATCACGCACAGCAACGCTATTAGCTGTTCCTGTACCGATTGTGTCAACTGCTCCAACTCGTACATTGCCGCCGACGATAAGTGCAGAAGCCTTTTCAGAAGTTCCGTATATATTAGTTGCATACACTGCACTAAATTTTTCAGTAGCACTACCTATTGCAACATTTTCTACTGTAGTTCCTGTTAATATTCCTGGCTTAACTAAACCAGGTTCTAAAGTAATAATATTTTTGTTAGTGCCGCCAGTTTGTTTTGTTCTAAAACGAATTTCATCGCCCTGTGCATTTTGGATAACTGCTTGGTTATCGTTTTCTACATATAGTTTAAGATCTAAACCTGCGCCAATTGCAATACCTGCATCAGTTTGAAAGTTAGTAATTTCTGTAAATACGCTAGGCTGTCCTGGAGTTGCAGTAACGTATTCACTTGCAGATTTTCCGTTTAATTTGTCAGCGTTAGACGCAGTACCATAAAAACGTGTCGAATCACTAGTAATTCCGCCCGTTGCGCTAAGAGTATTTTTAAGAGTTACACCTGATCGTATTACATCAAACCCTGATATAGCATTTTCAGCATCATTACTGTCAATTGTAAATTCACTTGGACTAATAACAAATATTACTTCATCATTAACTGTAGCAGCAATTATGCTTCTACTAACTGCAAGAGTGTCGCGAACTGTTCTACTTTGCATTTGTGTAATGCCAGAACCTGCGTCTTGTGGACCAATTAGTACAAAATCAGATCCGTTATATGAATATAACTGTTCATTAATTGTATCCCACCAAAAGTCGCCAGTAGCAAGACCTGCCGGAGCAGTAGCACTAATTTCTGCGCCACCAGTTGTGCGCCACTTTGTACCGTCATTAAATTTTAATTTGCTGTTTGCACTATCAAACCAAATTTGACCTGTAATTGCCCTCGGAGGCTGATTAGCTCCTGCAAAGTTTTCAAGCAAGAATACAAAATTTTCGTTTTGTATCTCACCGTAGCCTGCATAATTTTTACCAACTAGTTTAAGATCAGTTGTTTGATCTAATGTACCATCTTGTACAATTGTTAACTGGTTAGTGTTGTATTTGTTAATTGTATACGCCATAATTTAAATAACCCCTTGCTATTAGTATTTATCGCAAGTTACGGATAACTGTTCGTACTGACAAATGTCCACACCGAACCTGTAACTGTAAACTCCATTGTGTATCTTGCTGGTGTTAACACCACTGACCCTGTTGCTGGATTTGCAGCAACAATATCCTGTATAACTGATTCATTTTGTGTGCCTGCACTATCAACTGCTATATTAGACTTTTGTAATACTCCAGTTCCATTTGTAGTTACAGTTACATTAATACCTGTAACTGTTGCGCCTGCATAACTAGTACAATGAATTTTAGCAACTGTTCCTTCTCTTGCACTGCTTGCAGGACTAATGCTTTCTAATATGTTTCGCACGTCTGCAATAGGACCATTTCCAAATCCTGCTGGATTTGGGCTAGTTAATCCTGTAATATCTAAAGTAAGCGCCACAGGTGCTGTTAATATCTCAGTATCAACATATTCTTTATTTGTAACATCAGTAGCATCAGTCGGAGTTGCTACTCCAGCAATTTTTTGATTGTTGATTGTAATAGTGCCTGTAGAATTAATATCTAACGGCACTGTTGAAGAAATACTACCTAAACTTGCATCTCCAGAAACCGTTAACGCACCTAATGTACCAATTGAAGTCAGACCAGCGGCTGTTGCAACTGTATCACCTAGTCGTGTTTTAGAAAGTACTTGTGTATTTTCGATTCTGTATTCTTTACCAGTAGTTAAATCAACATCTTGATTAAATGTCCAATTTCCTGTTGATTGTAACCAAGATAACGTTTTATCAGTTGCACCTTTTAATGTAATGCCGCCGCCGTTTGCAGTAGTATCTGTTGGCGTATCCGTTGTTCCTAATTCTATGTTAGGATCTTCTACTGTCATTGTTGCTGTATTAACAGTAGTAGTAGTTCCTTCAATAACTAAATTGCCTTCTACTGTAAGATCACCAGTAAATTTTCCTGACCCTGTAACATCAAGTTCAACAGTAGGAGTATCTTGATATAAACCAAATCTACGTGTGCTAGTGTCTAATGTAAATGCATCAATAAAATCACTTCCTTGAGGGACTCTAATTGAAAAATCGTAATTTAATTGTTTAAGTTCTATAGCTGTAGTAGTGCCGCTATTTACTGTTCTAAAAGCAGCATATTGCGAATCTCCGTATCCTACTATAACACCTTCATCACCTTTAACAAATAAACCGCCTTCCATTTGCTGATCAACTGCATTATTGTCTACATCACGTTCGTTAGTTGCAACAAATGCCGAAGGCAAATACGAGTTTCCTTGACTGTCAATTAAGTTTTCTGCGTTTAATGCAGTACCTTGATACTTAAAATCAGCAATTTCAGTTGGATTAAAACCAACATTAATTTTTCTACCATACGCATATGGTAAAATAACTGATGCTGTATTAGGAGTAAATTCAAATCGACTATATATTCCTGCAAGTATTCCGCCTATATACAATGTCAAAACAGTTCTAATTTGGTTACTAGTATCTACCATTGTAACTGCTTCTACACCGGTTTTTCCTTGTGTTGAGTTATACTGCGGACCAACTAATACTAAGTCCGAACCGTCCCAAAAGTACAATTTATTTTCAGCATTGTCAATCCATAGATCACCTGATACTAAGTTTGTAGGTTGATTACTACTTACTGTAGGAGACCCTGCTGTTCTAAAACTCGAACCGTCATATATTTTTAATCTATTTTCGCCAGTATCGTACCATAGTTGTCCCTTTAAAGGATTACTAGGAGCACTAGTTGCTGCAAAATTTTCAATTATTTTAACAAAATTTTCGTTAAATGCTTCGCCAAACCCTTTATAATTTCGACCTACTAATGTAATATCTGTAGATACTGTATCAATTACACCGTCTGTAAGTTCTACTAGCAACTCGCCGTTTGTTTTGTTTATTTTATAGCTCATGCTACGACTCCTGTGTAGATAATATAATTAATAGTTTGGAATGGGTTCATAATGTCAATAGGTGCACCAACTTCACTAAAATCACTACCTGCAGGAACAAGCACATCGCCACTGTTAGGCAATCTCTGTGATAAGTCTTCTGGACCAGTCTGTAAAGTTGATCCTTGAACCCCTGTCGGTAACTCGTCTCGACCGTCTACTTCTCTGTGTGCATAGAATTGCTGACCAGTAGCCGACTTCATATCGTGTTGGTGTTCTGGTAAGTTTTCTAAATCTATTGTAGTTGTATCAGTGCCATCAACAGCGCCTAGTACGCTTGCATTTGATCCTCTATTTCTAGTATCCGGATCATCAACCGGCGGAGTAAGGCCGCCCATTAACAAGTTACCTAGTGGGAATCTGCCTCTTAGATCAGGAAGATTAAAGTATCCAGCGCTTGGAGTAGGACCGTAATTTAAATCAATTAATACAAATAAATCGTTATATGTGCCTTGAGAAAGTTCTTGCCCGTTACAGAATTTCCATCCTGGAGGTTCTGAAAGACCAGCGTAAGGCATAATGCTGCCTATAGGTGTTAATCCTACAATGCTATTAAACAATGTTGATCTTGATATACGTTTTAAACCTTTATCTGACCCAGTTGTTCTGTCAATTAAAAATTCATCGCTAGACAAACTATTAGGTTCAGATGTTTTTTCACTAATAACTGTATTTTTTAATCTTAAAGTAAACTCTTTTACGCCGCCGCCTGTTTGTCCGTCAAATGCTTTTTCAACAGTTTCAACATCACCTTGCATTCTAAATGTAGTTGAACTTGTTAATTTGTCAGCGCTTCCAGCTTTGCCGCTAACGTTACCACTAACTTGGCCTTCTAAGTTTCCTAAGAAAGTAGTTGCATAAATTTTACGCCATCTTAAATCACTTCTACCAATGTTTCTAGTGTTGTTAAGATCAGGTAATATCAAATCACTAGCAGTAGTATCAACAACTAAATCATTATTACCTAATGTAATACTTTTTTGTACTCTAATCGAATCTCCGACATTAATTGACTTAGCAATGCCTGCACCACCTTTGACAACTAATGCACCATTGCTAATTGTAGTACTCTGTGTAACGTCATTTGTTGTAACAATTCCGCTAATTTTAACATTACCTGTAACATCTAGTGCTTCATCAGGAGCTTCGTTATTAATACCAACTCTTAAACTTGAATCCACTCGCAGTACAGTATTACTATTTCCTGCGTTTCTAACTCTAAAGTCAATATTTGAGCCTTCGATGTTATGCTGTATAACGCCTGCGCTACCTTCAACTCCGATATTAAGTTCTGCATTAATACCATATGCAATACCGCTGTTATTTTGTACATTTAATGGAAATACAGTAGTCGATTCTACGTCACTTCTTAAGAAATTAGCGGCCGGTATTGGTAAATTACTAACAATTAAACTTTCTGCCTTCTCAGCAGTACCATAGAATTTAACATTGTTAACGCCGTCGGCGTCAGTATCTCTATTTGCTAAGTTAATTCCAGGACGAATTTGCACGCCTGCAAATCCATTAATTGTTGCTTTAGGTGTAAATGTATCAAATGCAATAATAGCAACAATGTTAGCATTAACTTGAATTTCAATGATTGTATATTCTGCATTATCTTGGCCAACAACAGTATTAGGTTGTGCACCAGTTGTTAATCCTTGACTAAAACTTGGACCAACAAGTATCCAGTTAGAACCAGTAAACAAGTACAATTGCTGATTGTCGGTGTCTGCCCATAGATCACCTGCTAATGCTTGGGTAGTATCAGGCTCTGTAGTGCTCTTTTTAAGTCCGCTTGCTGATATCCAGATTGTTCCATCGTATATTAGCAATTGTTCTGTACTATTATTGTACCATAATTGACCTTCGATCGCATTTGACGGTTCTGTAGGACTTGCGAAGTTTTCTAATAAATGTAGTAAATCTTCGGCAATTGCAGCACCGTAACCTGTACTGTTTCTGCCAGGTAATTTAATACTAGTGTCAGTGTTAATTGTCTGATCTTCGACTACAATAGGGTCTTTTTCAGCACTATCAGTAAATTGTATTGTATATGCCATCTAATTATGCCCCATTAAAACCAGTTAAACTCTGTACCCTAACTGTATAATCAATTTGAATCAATCTATTGAGTGACTTTTGTACAGGATGGAATACAACGTGTGTTAGTAACCTGCCGTTGCCGTCAGCACTATATGCTTTTAACCCTAATTCGTCAAATACATAAAGGCTATCAGCATTAGTAGCAGTATCAAACGCATCTTGTCCATTAGGTTCACCGTAATCTAGCAAGCAAGTTACTAAAATATCAGTATAATTTGTGCCGCTAACGTGGCGAGTTTCAATTTTATTACGTGCAGGATCAAGATTATTTACACTTCGATCATCTACTACTTTAGTAAATGTTTCGTTGTACAAACTAGCATTTGTACCAGTACTATTAGGTGTCAAATATGTAATAATACCAGTAGGGTCAACACTAGTGCCGCCGTTTCCAAAGCCCATTTGATAAATCCATCCTGTACCAGCATTGCCTAAACTTTCTGCAAGGCTAATACTCATATTTTCATAATGAATAGCATTGCGTTTGTCTACAATTACTTCACCAGTTTCTGGATTGTGTATTTTAATGTGTCCTTGTAGCAGCACACCGCTTTGTTCGTTTAATTTATCTGTCATAGTTCCTATCCTGCTGTTGTATTTATCGCGGCAGGTCAACTGTTGCTGCACGTAAGAATCTACTGATGTCAGAATCTGATTCACCTAATGGTGTTCCAGGTACATTCCATAGTATTCCTTGACGTCTAACAACAATAACCTTAACGTTTTCGGTCGGTGTTTCTGTTAATGTTAATGTAGTACCGTCTACACTAAATTCCGCTGGCAATGTAACATCGCCTTCTGGGCTATCTTGCGCAGTAAGAGTAGTAAAATTGTAGCTACTAATTGCGTTTTTACGCAAACGTCTGCCACCTACAAATACTTCAAACTCGTTTATACTACTTGGCTCAAAGTCTAGTGTGTAGTCTGCCGTTGTACCATTTGCTAAGAATTGTGTAGTTAATGTTTCGTCTTTGTATGGCATAGTTGCTGTAGGACCTTGGTTGTAAACATTTTCACCTGCTAAGTAAATTGCTTTAACACCAGTACCTAACGTACCTCTGCGTAATTGACTCAATACATTTCCATTTCTTACAAAATATTCGATACGCTCGCCTGCAATAAACAATATTCCAGGAACACTACTTGTTGGACTTGGTTCAGGAAGATTAGATCCATCTGTTACTGTAATACTTTGATCGTACCAGTTTAGATCAGCAGCAAGCATAACACCATTTCTATCGTCAAGACGCTTGTAATGTGTTCTATTAAGCATATCTTTAAACTGACTCCATCCATACTTGTCAACTAATATAGGATCTGCAAAATGTAGCAATTCAATTACATCATTTTCTTCAATGCCTATATCAATTTTAACATAACGTTTGTTATCAGTTACATAATAATGTACACTTGGTATTAGTAATTCGCCGTTTAGTGTAACCCATACATATTGTGCATCAAGTGCAGGCTTTGATAATTCAATTAGTCCAGCAGTTAAATGATTATATCTATACCAGTCGTCTGTCCCAACTGTTAGAGATACTCTGTCTACAACATCATACTGCTGTCTATCAAAGCCTTGCGAGTCATGGTTGCTAAACTGATACACTGTTATGATATCGCCTTCGTTGTATGCGCTATCAAGATGTAATATGCCAGGTGTTGATACAAACTCGTTATTTGTATCAAAATATCCATAACGGTATTCGCCATCATTAGTAACATACACATTTAATATGTCACCGTCTTGTTGATTAACTCTAGCCTTTAGTCTAATAGTACTACCTGTGCTGTTTGATTTTGATCCGGTAAACGTCCATTCAGTATTATAAGTTAATTCTACGTTATTTAAAAATACTTTTATTTGCCTGTTATCGATCGTTCCTGCTGGAATTTGGAATTCTTCTAACTGATATTCACGCTTAGATGCCGTTGTTACAAATCGGCGTGTATACCCTGCATTAAGGATTTTGTTGTTAACTTTCACAACACTAAACCAAGCACTTGGTTCATTATTAAATGGTGTTTGGTTTAGTGCAAATTCTACAGTGCTGCCATCAGCAGTAAATGTATCAATTGACACTTCACTAAAGTTTTGTGTTTCGCCTTTAAAGAATGCATAACTTATTACACTACCTGCTTCTGGCGGTGTAGCTAATGATATTACAGCATTATTAGGATAATCATAAGTATCATCACTTTGTTCAACTACATTATTTAATGCTTCACCATTTACAGTAATAAAGTACTGTAGCTCAGTATCAAATCTTACATTAGTTAAGAATTTATTAGTTGTACCGTCAGCAATAATATTATCAATATCAAGGATGTCAGTACCGCTTACTCCTAGTACTGCTAGATGTACTTTTGCGTTTAATGCAGGTGCAGTATTGAATGTAATAGTCTTAGCAGCATAATCTACAGTATATGCATCAGCTGATATAATATTAAATCCTACTTTTACAAACAAACTATTTGCTTGCAGTGGCGTAGTGTCTAAACTAAACGTTGTAGTTACACCATCACCTGTATAATTTCTTGACGTAATCTGACTGCTACCAGCTTGCGGTCTTTCATAAACTTTAATATCAACTGTGTCGAGCAGTTGTCCTGGTACTAATTCTTCCGGGCCTGCACTTGTAGTTTGTGTTACAAATCCGTCACCGTCGATAGTAATGTCTTCAGCTCTTAGACCAGTTGCAGTTGAATAATTTAATGCTCCGCCTGTCAATATAGTATCGTAGCTGTTAGGATCAGGCAAATATGTACCATCACTAGTTGTCTTTCTAATGATGATAATATCACCTGCTTGGTTAGCAAGATCAAGGCCATCATTATCAAGGAACACTACTTGTGTTACACCATCGCCTGTAATACTCTGACATATTGCGTTCGGATTTGTTACAGGGTTAACTGTACCGTAGTTAATATCATCTACTCTTACACCATTTTTATAAACGTTATAAACAACTCCACTTGCTAATGGCGCTGCAAGATCAAGACTTATAGTCGAACCGTCAAGTTCGAATATTTCATCTTCAAACGATGTGTCATAGCTATCCCAAGTTTCTTCATACCATCCTTCAGAATCCCATCCTCGGCCGCCGCTAAAGTCAAAGCTCTTAACTTCTACTCCGCCATAATCAAGACCAGTCATAAGTTGATTTAAATCGTTACCAGGCATTCCTGTAGTAGGTGTATAATAATTATTAATTCTGTCTTGAGCTTGCATTAAGTTGATAGATTTTTTATATTCAACTCTTATTAGTTTATTAGCTTCTGGAGCATTAGTAAATTCAATTTGCCCGTAATAACGATCATACCCTTTGGTAGTATCAAGTACATTAGTATAAGTGTACTCGCTATTTAATGCCTCTTGATTGCTAACAAATACCTTTACATTTGATTTTAATAAATCCATTGGCCAAACTAAATCAAACTCAAATTTATTGCCACTTGCTGTAAATGTCTCAGTATGATTCAATACTGTATAAACATATGTTCCTGTAGTCCTGTCAAACTTAACAATAGTGTGCATTCCTCTAACAGGACTTTCGCCTATTTGAACACTGTAAGTAGCAGCTTCGCCATCATCTTCAATATTGTTTAATTCTGATATCGTAGGAGCAGTGTAATAACCATTACCTGAACTTATTACATCAACTTTAGTTACTGTGCCGTTAGTTCCAATATGTGCTTTTAATATTGCGCCCGAGCCGCTATCACTTGACAACAACAGCACAGGAGCACTCCTATATCCGCTACCAGGATTAACTACTTCAACTTTTACAACTTTGTATCCATTATTGTCTAACCAATTTTTATTTGGATATGTTTCAATATTAGCATTTACTCCAACTAAAACACCGTCTTGCACTTTTACAGATTGTGGAAGAATTTTTCCTTCAACTGTATCGTATGCCGGAGGTAAGTCAAAATCAGTAACTACAGTACTTGTGTTGTCAAGTCCTTGATATGCGCTTAGGTACTCTCTAATTTTAGTGCCAAACGGTTTAACTTCTTTAATGTATGATTCGTAGCTTGGAAGATTATCGTTGTTAAACGTGATATCTTCTCGTAGCATTCCAACATTATGTTTAGCTTTAATAAAACTAGTTTTAAACGCCCAGTCAATATAAGTCTGTTCGCTAAATGCATAGCGCAGGCTTGCAAAGAATAATGCATTAAAGTCAACTAATAAATCATCAATGAACAAATCATTTTTAATAGATTCTAAAATAGTTCTAAGTTCAATAACTGGCTCACTATCGTAAATTTTTGTATCAAAACTTATAGTATCAAACCCTGTAGACGATTCAGCTGAATCATACAATGTAGATTTAAATTGAATTGTTCCGTCTTGTCTGCCTACTGTTTTATAATTTATAGTATAATCTTCAGTATCTTGACTATCTATTTTCTCCAACAATAGCCATCCGCCTGAACCTATTGTAGATATTTTAATAACATCACCAATAGCGTCATTTAATGCAGTAAGCTCATAGCTATTATCAATTAGATAATCAATTTCAGTTAACTCGCTATATCCAGTAGCATACCAGTCTGCATAATCCCAATACAATCTTACATTATAGCTTTGACTTTTTATTCTGTTCCATGATCTTGATTCACTAATTCTTTCGTAAATTGCCCATTTACCTTGAATCGTAGTATCACTGTTAACTAATACAGTAAATCTTCTTACAGTTAACGTAGGAGTATCATTATAATTTTCTCCAGATTGAATAACATTAACTCCATTTACTCGACCTAAATTATCAATAGTCGTTTGTAGTTCTGCTCCCGAACCCTCGCCAGTAATAGTTACAGTAGGTGGAACTCTATAACCTCTACCTGGGTCTACAATATTAACTGTTATAATTTTACCATTAACTACTACAGGCGTTAACACAGCTTGTGTTGCCTTTGCAACACCAACAAATGCTAAATCATCTATTGTATCAACTTCTGCATCCCATTGCGCAGAAACTGCTGTTGGAGCAGGGTCGGCATTAAACAATGTGGTAAAGATCTTGTCATCTACAATTAAGTTTTCCTTAAGAATAAGATTAGTTCTTTCAACAAACTGTTTTAATGCTTCGGCTCTATTAATAAACCAACTCTGTCTCGGTTTGTTAAGTGAACCGTACTTTTGCTTAGTGCTTAAACTTGGATCAGGAACAACACGATATTGTTCGTCATATCCAATTAAACTATCGTACCATTTTCTAATAATATCTCTGTTAGGCTGACTTGTTTCTAGTCCTTCTGATATAATCTGATATTGATTATGAACGTTTTGATTTTGATTATCAATAGTCCAGAATTGTGTACTTAACGCAACGTCAGTTCCCTTGATAAATCTTTCAACATTATACATTACAAAGCTGCTCGGACTAATTAAGCCAACAAATGTATATCCTTTAGCAACTGGATCAGCAATATAATCAGCAACATCACTGATATTAATATTTCTAAATTCTACATCTGGAATAGTTTTCTTGTTAGCGACCCAGAAATAATAAGTTGTCTTAAATGTACCTGCTATACTGTCGTACTTGCGCTTAGTACTGTAAGTACTATCTCCATATAAACTTGTTCCGCTATAACCTTTTGCGAATCCATTTTCAGTATCAGCTTGAGCATCCCATACGCTAGGTAACACGGTTGATTCTACCCACTCGAAGACATCGATACTATTACCTTGGAATAATTTACTCCAGTTTTGTGTGCTATAAATTACATCTCCTTGATACGGGTTGTAGAATTTAGCGTTAGTTAGATTCCACCATACTTCGCCTACGTGTTCACTGCCCCAACTATTAGTTACATCAATAGTAGTACCAGAAACAGTAGAAGTGTCATATAATGCAGGATCGTAATATGTTTTAAATGTTAATTCTTGTTCAGCAACCCCTGCAACTTTTCCTTGAATTGGATCAATATAATCTAAGTAAGTTAATAACTGATTGTCCTTTGTATCGTATAGGAACATCTTTTTAATTTTATCAATATCAACTGTTGGTTTAGCAACTCTATGCGTAGTCCACATTGTACTAAATTTGTTGTTAGAAAAATCTAATACTTGTCCAATTCTAGATCCATCAATTTTATTAGGTAATCCAACATATAAGTGATTATTTTTAGCAAGTATATTTCTGCCAAAGTAATTTACGTCAGCATCTGCTATTTGTACTGTTTGTGCAAGTATCATCGCTGACGATACTTTTTCGTAAACATATACAACTCCTACGTCAGCAATTATATTTTTAAAACTTGTAAAATTGCCGTCAAACACAGTTTGGTAATTGTCAAAATATGTCTTAGCATCTGAATCTGCATTTCTAGCAGAGATATGTAGTTTCTCACCGTCAAACTGTAATTTCCAGCCAAACATCTCTGCACGCTCATTTTTAGGACTATTTAATATTTGTGATAATTCAAATACTCCATTAACTTGCTTGTATATATAAACTACACCTTGATCAGCAAGGAGGTCATCATTTAACGGAGCACTAATTGCAATCACAGTTCCGTCGTCTGATATTGCTATTGCTTGACCAAATGCCGATGTTTTATCAGGTGCTTCTAACTCTTGTGACTTTTCAAACTGCCCATTGTTTGATCTGTAAACTACAACTTGATTAGGTTTAGTAACATCATATAATGCATTTACAATTAATACTTCTCCAGATGTTGCAACATCAAATTGCGATGCAATTTCTTCTAAACCTGTTTGATCTAATACTACATTGCTATTTGATCCTACACGCAAACCTGTAGAATTTGGAATGTATCCAACGTAATCAACTAAGTCTGGCGTTAATATCCAATCGTTAGAATTAAATGCTCCCGCAGCAAGATTAGTTTTTGCAATATATAAATTATTATTTAGATATACTATATCATTTGTAAAGTAGTTAGCTCCTGTACTAAATGTACCTTTAAAAGTTTTATTCTTTGCATAATCCCAGTTGTATGTTAATCCGTTTTCTTCACCTTTCTTAATGAAGTACAATCTGCCCGGTAAGCTGGTGCTTTTAGTACCTTCGGCATGAACAAATCCTCTATACAAATCGTTGTATTTGGTAATCTTTACACTACTACCAAGTTTAAGGTTAGATTGCTTTTCAGGAACTGTATAGCTTGCTACAGGATTGTATCTACCAGGAGCAGCTCTTGAATAAAGTGTATATAATCCTTCATTAGTAAGACTACTAGGAGTCCCAGTTGCTTCGGCAGTGATTTGGTATACTTGAGTCCATTCATTATTAGATGCACTTGGAGTATTAGCTAGTCTAGGAATACCTAATACTGTTCCAGAAGTATAGAACCAATATTCTATATCTAATAATCTTGAAGTTAAAGTTATTGCTATATCTGCGCCGGCATCAAATACTAACAGTTTACCTATGCCTTCGCTCGGTAATCCTAAACTTACATATTGTACTTGGCCTATTGTTCTGTCGGCTTGATATGTAGGGCTAGGATCTCCTGGAATTGCTAAGAATTCAATTTCAGTATTATCAGCATATACATCGCCGTTACTCCACGTACCAGATACATTCTTAACAAATAATGTTGCATTAAGGTTGTTTCTCTGATAATATGCGACTATAGCAGTTGCACCAGTTTTTAAATCTCTTACTGTTTGACCAACTTTAGGTTCATACGGGTTATTGCCTGCATCAAATTTTGTAAAATTGAGGTTAATATAACCGTCCCACACATCGTACACTGTTTGCAATTTATTAGTAACAGTTGTCGATAGTCCAATAGTTGTTAAGTCACGAACAATGCCACTGTCGTATATTGGTAATTGATTAACATATAAATTAAGTGTAGATCCCGGAGTTACACTAACTGCACTAGGAGCTCTAACTACATATAAACTACTTAAGAAATCGTCGTTTGATCCTCCAGGTCCTGGAAGTCCTCGAAAACTTAATTTTTCGATATACGCATTATAAGTATTTTGACTGCTTATTATATTAGGCTTGTAATCTAAAGAATTAACAAATAGTCTATTAGTATCTATACCGTCTGGAATAACATCATATACTACAAGGGCTCTAGCTTGATCTACATTTTCTGTAAATATTGTAGGAGTATAAGACGGAGTATTAATAAACCAGAAGCCGCCAAGCTCAGTACCTGTATCGATACTGTCAGTAGGTCCTTGCTTAATATATTCTCCAATAAAGTCGCCGTCGTCTCTAAACAAACTGTCATTGGTTTCAAAACTACCATTAACATTTGTTAAGTATATTATTGTTTCAGCACCACTTAAATACACATAATCAACTGTACCGAACGCAGTTTGTGTTTGTAATATATCACCAATTTCTGGTTGATTAGTCGAAGCATTAATATATAACACTACATCAATTTTCTTTTGTATAGTGTGTGTCTGTTGTAAAAACGTTGCATCAATTTCTGCAAATGACCCGTTAAACGGCTCACGAGATTCGAGCGGCGCTAATGATTGGTTAGCATATGTTATTTGATTCCATGCTAATTTAATTTGGTCATTAATTCCACTACCTTGATATTGCTCAAAAGGTGCTCTAACCAACAAGTGATTTGTAGGAATAGTTGTAAATGCTAATGCTCCAGTATTTGGATTAATTGCATAATTACCTACTAATAACCCTTGTATAGTGGATGTAGCATTAGACTCGATGTCTAAATTATCTACAATATTGGCCATCGAATTAAAACTATTAAATTCAATGTTTGCAGTAGCACCTTGAATACTAACTAATGATTTCCACAACTGCTCACCTTGAGAAACAACTGATCCTTTAACATAATCATCGCCTGCGACAAATTCGCCTGCATATTTTGTTTTTACGTTAGAAGCATTAGGTGAACCAACTATTACATACGCACCGTCTGGACTAATTGCTACTGCTGCGCCGAAGCGTTCTAAATCATCACCATATTTAAATGGTTCTATTACTTGTGTTTGCACAAAGGCTAACGAATCAGCAGCACGATTGTAAACATAAACTCTGCCGTCGCCTTCATCAGGTGAACCAACAATTAATGTAGTATTTCTATCATCAACACTTAATGCAGTACCAAACGAGATATCTAAAGAATTAGACGGTTTAGTTAATCGTAACTTCTCTATAAACGAATTTTCATTTTTAAGTACTGCCCATTTACCAACACCATTAACATCATCGATCCATATATAATCACTAGGTGTTAGACTTTTTTGTACAATTGTATTTGCTTCCGTTATATTAGAAGCACGTACTTTCAAGAAGCGGGTAATAGATCCAACGCACTCTGGTATTTCAGTTTGTGCTGCTGACGTTGTTACTGCAATCTTGCTACCAGTTATAGAAGCTACAGTATAAAATCCTTCTAAATCAAATTTTTCTGTAGTCGATGCTGCTGTTGAATCTTCAGCATTATACTCAACATAATTGCTAAAACTATGTAATCCAATAACATCGCCAACTGCAATATCAGTCGGAGTTTTAGTAAGTGTTAGTGTAAACTGAGTAGTTCCTTCTGATACCGATTCAACTATATAATCAGTGTCAATGTGCTTGTAAACATTCCAATCAAGATTATCATTGCCGATCCAGATATAATCATTTTGTCTAATATCTGAAAACGCAAAGTCGGCAATATTACTATATGACGTAGCAATACCGCGGACATCTTGAGGATTTACGTACCCTGCATTTTTTACATAACTTGTATCTACATATTTTTCTGGAAACGGCTTATGATCATAATTAGGAGTTTTCTGATAAACTTCGTATGGAAGAATTCTGTAAACTAGATCAGTTTCAGTACCGGTAGTGCTTGTTACAAGGTCAATAGGCTGCGGAGTAAGTCTAAACTTACTTTCATCTAATAATAATTCAAATTCTTCAAATCCGTCGCTGGCTCCATATTGACCATCTTTGATTGCCCATTCTTCGTAGAACTCTAAGCTATCTTTATCGTTACTACTTAATACGTCAAATAGTTTTGTTAGGGAGTTCTTAGTTCCCTTGTCCTGCAACATGCCTTGATAGAATTTATATTGACTTACATCGTCATTAATAATATTTTCAAGGTATTGACGCTTTTGGTAACCAATTAGATGCTGAGCCATGCGCTGTTGTTCAGTATCAAAATTATCCGAGTCTAAGTCGTAAAAATCTGCAAATTGATTTGTCTTGTATTCAAAGTTTGCATATAATCCAGCTTCTGGTTTTGCCTCTAAACGATTCCAATCAGATGCATTAAAGTTTTCTGTTCCAGATAACTTAGTTGATGCACTGTAATAAAATTCTTTATATTTTACAATACTTCCTATTGCATAATCGGTCCAACTTTCCCAATTAGTAACTGTAGCATCGTCATATACAAAACCAGGAATGTTTAAGCTACCGTCCCATTCTTGTGTAACATAGCCAAGAACTTTAATTCTCTCTTGTCTATAACCAGGCTGTGTATCATAAATTACATCGCCGAAAACAGTTTTGTTATCAATTAATAAAACATGTTCTTTTTGTACAAGTGGAAGTTTAACAGCAAATACTCCGTCTGCTGTATTTCTTGGTCTGATAACAAACTCATTAGGAGAACGGCCTAGTGATGAAAATTCCTGCACTAACGGAGTGCCATCTGATTTTAATAACGTATATCCGTATGTGCCATCAAAGATGTTATCTACCATAGAATATTCTGTTACAAATTTTAATTGTGTAGACGCAGGACTTAATGTAATAACACTACCTTCGCCCCAATTTTGTGTAGTCCAGAATAAAAATTCATTTACACTATGTCGCCAGTTTAGTACAACTTTTGCATCACCTTCGTAGTAATCAAACACAAATCCTTGATCCATTAGGTATTCGCCGTAACCTAATAAGAAGTCAACTACATCTTGAATAGTAACAAATAATTGACCATAATCTGCTTCTAGAACAATATTCTTGTTAAACTTTTTTCTTACAAATGCGTTTCTACCACCAATTAACGGCAACGATGCAAGTTTACTGAGGTTAGTTGTATCAAATTCTGTACTGCTTGTAAAATTAGATTTTGCTCGGTAGTAAGAACCTTGATATTCAATATTTTGGCCAGCAATGTATTGTTTACCAGCAGCCCATGTTAGGTAGCTTTCGCTTATTCCGCCGATGTTGATACTAGGATCAGCTTGGGTAGAAATTGCTGCATAATATTTAAACGATGCAATACTAGTGTCATATCCTTTAATAACATAACCGTCGCTTCTGCGTTCAATAATAACACCGCTGTACGAAACAGTTTTAATAGGAGTACTTGTGTTTAAGAAAATTTTGTAGTTTTCATCTGGAACAAATACATTGCCTTCATTTAAAGGAGTGCGACTATCTAATATTAATCTAAACTTATCTTTATCAGTAAATCCTGCTAGTTTGTATCCTAGTTGATTTTTAATAGATGTAATATTTGATTTGTACTTAGTGTACGATGCTGTTACATCAGAAGCTAGATAGTTTGCAATATAATTTATTATACCGCTAGTATAAACTTGAGTAGTATCTTCATATGTGTTAGGAAATACTATGTCAGCTAATTGGATTCTTGTACCAGTTGTAGCATAAACTAACTCATTTGAATTATTACGAACTTGATGAATTCTGTCAAAACCATTAGCAAATAACATATGAGGTTTATTAATTGCAAATGCTGTAATTACACTAAATGGATATTGACTACTTGATCTCCATGCGGTTTCAACTGGGGCGCCGTCACCGAATACAAAACTTTCGTCTAATAATTGATTATCAAAGTAATTAATAAATCCCGATTCAATCGGAGACATTAAATTGCCTTCGCTGTCAACTGGAATATGACGCAATAGTCCTGGACGCTTATAATTGTTGCGTATTACATACTTCACGCCTGGCTGTCTTACAATACCTGCTTCAAGATCTTGCCATAGCAACAAGTTTTCTTTAGTATAAGGAGCAGGACCGTATTGTGTTTCCCACCACGCAGGCATAATTGTAAAACCAAGCATTTCCCACGGATGAGTATGCGGGCGATCAGTATCATATGCTTGCTGATAAATTTGTCTCCAGAATCCTGGAAGTGTAGCACCTGTAGGACTTGTGCTACCGGCATAGTTAAATGTAAACGAATTTGATCTGTCAAAGAAATCATGCAACGTATAATCTTGATCGATAAGTTTTGACCACTGTAGGAAGTCAGCTAACATAACTCTGTCAATCTGCGTTTTAGTAACCTGTGTGTTTCTATAGTTACCGCCTATTAAGCTATGAATATCTAAGAAATTAGTATCGTAAGATACTTTAATATTATTAAATATACGTTTTTCAAGCTCAAGTATTAACTCATCACGGTAGTCATTAAATGCTGCAATTTTGCTGCCATCGTGTCCTTGGATAATTTCTCTAGGTACTAGATACGTGTTATCTAAATACTTTGTAGGCTCGTATGCAGGGTATAATCCTAGTTTACTAGGAGTAGGAGGTACAAAACTACCGTTAGTTGTTTCATACTCGTAAATATCAACAACATCGTCAGGCTGCTTAGTTGCAGTTAATAATATGTAACCTTCGCTATTAAATGTATAATCTTTCCCGTGTATCATCTGAACATCGTTAAGGTATACTTGTACTGCTACTCTTGACGGTGTAGATAACGAGAATGCTTTAGATAATGGATAAAATACTTCGTCGGCATCAATAACTACCGTTGTTAATTTTCTAGTTGCTCCAGTAGGCACCATGTCACTGAAATAGAACGGCTGTGACGAAGTTTTATCTTTATTAATTTCTGTTAAAATTAAATCAACTTGATTTTTAATATTACCACTTAGTTCGATATCTTCTGCTAATTGCAAGAACAGACGCTTAAAAGTTGAATACTGATTCATTGCAAACTTTAAGCCTTTAACGACATTTGCATCATCATCTAACATATGATACAATGCTAAGTTCATCGGCGAACTATGTTGTACAAATCTTCGACCATATTCTGTAACATTTCCCAAGTCGCGCAAATTACTAGGTCCTGGATATGTTCCTACAAAGTTATCTGATTGTTCTATAATTGTAGCAACATGATCATTAACTTCGCCTAATGTAAATTCTGTAATATTTTCGTTAGACGGATTTCTTTCTAACGAGGCTGGTATTTCATAATATCCGTTATCATTTTTAACTGTTGCAGAACGTGTCTTAATAATAACTACATCATTTAATGTAAGAGAATTAGTAAATGTTACAACTGCATTATTATTAATGTCATTACTAATTATGTAATCAACATCTTCAAACTGTAGTTTATTGTTTAAGTAAACTCGTGTCCATAGATCAGACAATAGACCACTATTATCATAAACATCAATAGTAAACCCTGTGCTAGTATTATCAAATACATACTGTCTAATTACCAACTGCTCGCTCGGCGTATTGACTTTCTTCCAACCTGTTAACGTAGTATATGTTTCTAAACTTGAATATTTTCTTAAGAATCCAATATCAGTATTCTTAGTAAAAGAATCATTATTAACTGTATATGTAAACGCTCCACTTAATAAGTTAAAGTCAAATACAATATCACCTACGTTGTTAATATTTCTATAAGAGATAGGAAATCCTAATTCACTATCAACTGCTGTACCTGTTCCGGTCTTATAACTGAATACTTTGTTTCCTGTAAATGTTGAGGATTCATAAACTGTAATGTCAGAATATGAATTGCCGTCACCATCAAATATATCAAATAATGGCGGTTGATTAGCTTGTGTTTTGTCTTGTGTAAGTTTCCATTCTGTGCCAGTATAGTACAACATTTTACCTTTGTACGTTGTACCATTTAATACTAATACTACTTCGTTAGTTTGTGGAATAGAATCTGTTTCTGGAACTAGAGTAATTTGTCTATTAGTTGCCGAACCACTTGAAAAATTAATATATGTTACTTTAAAAATTCTGCCTGCTACTAACGTGTCAGTATCAGCAGTAAACATAATACGCATGCCATCAGCAAGATCAACTCCGTCGACATTGTAGCCCGGTGATCCTTCAATAGTAGAAAATACATCAGTTGTAAAATCATCAACTACGTCAACATCTACTTTTGCAAAAGTACCAAAGTTGTTTAATTTTAAATTTGCTTCAAATTCAATAATAGGACGTTTTGCACGCTGCAACTGATCAAGTTCAACTTCTTGTCCATTTGCTGCTGCACTTGCTTCAACAACACTTTTGTGGAACCAGCGATTATAACGACTCCATAGGTTTCCGTCATTACTTGAACGGTTGATTACAATGTAATCTTTATCTTCAGGATAACCAATTGCAACACTGTAAGGTAATCTATCAAATCCTTGTGCATCAAATTCTACATCGATATCAGCAGTGAATGCAGTAGGAACATTTAAACTAGCTTCAGCAATTAGTTTAATTTTGTCGCCAACTCCTTCAACATAGTATGTACCTTCAGAATAAGACACAGGCTCTACTTCGCCCGTAAATTCAATCTTCATTCCATTTGATAGTTCTACACCGTTGCTACTTTTATAAAAACGCTTGCCTAAAACTTCTTTTTCAACATCAATAAATGTTGCTTCACTGATATCCTTAACAATAATAGTTCCGCTAGCTTCTAAATCATTTGCTGCTACATAATATAGTACGTCAGGAGTATCTGTTCCTAATTGTAATGTACTGATTCCTTTTTCTAAACCTTGAACGCTTACTCCTTCGAGCACAAGAATACTTGAACTATCTAATTCAAATCCAGCTTCAAGAGTTTTCTTAGTTTTAATTGTAAATGGTAAATTTGGAGTGTCAATATCAAACTTATAAGTAATTCCCCTATATAGAGTAATTGTAGGATTTTGTGTTAACCCGTCTGGACTAAAGATATAAGTGTTATTATCAACGTTGTCGCCGACACGAACTGTGTATGTACTTTCAACATCAATTGTATTACCTGCAACACCAACAGTTTGCGGACCTAATGGCAACCAGTAATATTCACGGAAATTACTAAACTTATCCCAGTCAATACTAGGATTCCATGCATAATATTCTTGCTGGTTGAATACGCTATGGTTATCGTTAGCTTTATTAAAATTGTTTAATTGATTTACAAAGTCATTATAATCTTTATAAAAAGTAACATTATCTAAGTTGTCTTTAATAACTGCTGCTGGCTCAAGCTGATAGTTAAATCTATCAGCTGATATATCGCCAATATAATTGTCAGTTGCAGTGTACGCTTTTGCAGTTTCTCTACCAACATATCCGTTAAGTTTTTCAACAACACCTGGTTGTATTAGTTGGTCAAGTGTGCTATTTAAAAACTTCTTGTTAGGAGAGGTTCTAAAGAATCTCGGAAGGAAAGATTCACTTTTGCGTTTATTATTTCCATCTGCTGGCAACGCTTGTTCATTTTGATCGTTATCGTAAGACATTATTAGTTAGTCCCTCCGGTTGATAGTCCACTGCTTTGTATCCCTGTATTAACAGACGTAGCGTCTGTTACAATTGATCCAGTTGATCGAAGTCTTGTAGCAGTTATGCTATCAATTAATTCAATGTCGGCAACTGATGCGCCGCTTATAAACACTTCATCAACTTCTGATTTTATTTCAAACAAACTTCCAAAAGTACTAGAAGCTTGATTTGGAACAATTACAAATGTCACTAAGTTAGGTGATAGCTGTTGCATAACATAAGTGCTTAGTTCTGTAAAATAAAATGTTTCACCAAATTCCCAATTTTCAAGTGCAAAGAATTCATTAATTGCTGCAATTACTCGTGTTTTAACTTCGTTGTCATTAATCACTATATCAGGGTTCTTTACAATTTTAAATTTTGCTTGTAGATCGGAAGGTGCGTTTTCTCCAAATAGTATCTTATACTTAACTGGATGATATATAATTTCGTCACTAATTGACTTAATGTTATTAAGCAGTTGTCCGTAATTTAAATATAATTGATCGCTGCTAGGTGCAAGCGGTTTAGTAGTAACTGTACCTTCAATATATGATCTAAAATCGTTGTCGTATGATTTTGTTAATAGATAAACATCTACTATATTACTTACACTAGGATCTATTCTAGTGCTTGCATCCGCTGCATGCACATAATGGAATTTTAGTTTGTCTCTACCAATTTTAGCACGATAGTTTTGTGAAGTAACAAGATTGCCTGTTGTTTTGTTTAATACTTGGAATAAGTCTTCAGCTATAAAATAAAATATTTGTCCATTATTATAAATTGTCGTATTGCTTAATTGATCTTTAGTCGCAATAACTTTGATACTTCCAGTACCATCTGTAAAGGTATACAATCCTTCAGAAGTCGGAACATCTGTCGATATATAATTAAATTCTTCAACGCCGTCGAGTGTAGTAGACTTTATTTGAAATACATATTTTGTTAAATTATTAACAGTTTCGTTAACAATTTCGTCAAATAGTTCAGGGTTATCAACTACTCCGTCGTCATCATCGTCAAAGAAACTAACTTGAATCTTACTACTGTCTACATATCCTTCAGCATCTCTATATTCTTCAACAATTTCCCAATCAAAGTCAATTGTAAACGGACTAGTAGAATCAGGTTGCTTGTTAATATTGAGTACAGAGATTTTATCTTTAATAATTTTTCCAGTTCTGTTATTATAGATCTTATCTGAACTGTCAAAGTAAAATCTAATTTCTTCTGCACTTTCAAATACATATCTACTACCTCTATAAGTAATTGTATATGTTTCTCCGTCAGTTTCAAATAATAATAACCAACTTGAATCTAATTGTTGATTTGAGGTGTCACCAGTTTTACCAATACTAAACGGGCTATCAACATTTAAGTTATTAGTAGTAACTAGGCGCCATTCTCCTAAGTTAACATCAAATCTTAAACCAAAGCTATTATATGCAAATACTTGATCAATAACCTGTAAAGATACTGCCGATTGTAGTTCAGTTGCTAATCGAGGGATAATTTGTGATAGGATAGATCCTTCTGGGATGTTATCATTTAATAGTACAGGTCCGGTACCATCTGCATTTGTAGCAGTTCCGTCTCCGGCAACACTAATAATCTTAGTCCATTTGTATGTAACTGCGCCTGCTACATTAGCATCGCCTATTTCTAGGGCATTGTCATTATTACTCTGAAAATAAGATCCTGCGGGTGCAATAAATTTTACAAGTGTGCCCGGTTTTAATAATTTTAAAGTACTCGCAGTAAATGTTCCTAACTGTAATCGTGTGCCAACCGAGTTTGTAAAATACCCAGTATTTTGATTAGTATCAATTGTTTGACTGTTCCACGCTACTCTTAAATCTGCCACTAGTGTTTTAGGAAAACTATTATAATAATAATTTCTTACTTTTTTATCACTAAGTATAGGTTCTATAATATTAGCAATAGCACCTTCAATATCTGTTTTAGTAATAAAACTAAATTTAGATTTAGGTGTTAAAAATTCTTTAGTAACAATACCGTCAATGCCAAACAAATTGGTCTTAGAGTATTTTCCAGTCGCATCAACTAAGTCTAGATAACGACTAATGCCGCTAGCTGTTCTATTAACACTTTTTACTTTGATGATTTCTTGACTGATACTCAATGGAGCAATTTGATAATCTTCAGCAGTTATCATTCTGTTTTGTGTGTAGTATGTTGCTGGTGCATTTCTTTTAATACTTGCACTTGATTCGCTTGTACTTGCATTGTCAACTGTATATTTTAAACGGAATACCATTGTAAGTTGTTCAGACTTACCTGTTTTGCTGTAATAAGGAATCTTAATACTTACACCGCGCATATCTGCTGGCTCAATAATTAATCTTTGATTTTTACTTGTTCTATAATAAACTCTAAAATTACCCTGTGGCAAGTTACCAAACGTGCCATCTGAGAATATTAAGCTAATTCTGTCATTAGCTCTTGTAAGTACACTATAGATGTTTCTAATACTCTTGCTTAAACTATTGTAAATTACATTGTTGCCTTCAACCGCATCAACTTTTGACCATAGTTCTTCTTCTAAACCATAGTTGTCAACTTTATAAAGCCATACATCAGAGTTATTAATATTAGTTGCATCAATTGCAACAACTTGATTAGTGCTTGGATTGTCAACAGTAAATGTACCTTGATCCATTGCACCTTGTCTAAAGTGACAAAAGTAACCAGTATTCGAGCTTGCAGGTCCGCGGCCGTCATTTCTATAAAGGAATGCAAAATTATTTCCAGGAAATGGCGCTTCTTCTTTAATTTCGCCATTGTCAATGTCAGTTGATACAATTTCAAATCTACTAGTAGTACCACCTATTGCTTTGTTAAATCCGTATACTGGGAGGTCACTGTTTGCACTGTTTAGTCTATATTGTTCTGTCGGAACTCCAGAAACAACATCTTTTTTAGCAGGACGACCAATATTAGAATTAACTGGAAGTGCTGCATTTAAAATTTTAGTAAACTGTTCTTGCCAGTTAGGATTACTAGGATCATTCCATGTAATCGTTTGATTTTCTAAATTAAGGTTGTTTGAATCTCTAACACTTTCAGTTGTGCTAACTGAGTCAACTTTAAGCAATCCATTAGCTGCTTGATTACGTTTAGGATTGTACGACAGCAAACGAGCAAGACGGAGAACTGATTCTCTACGTTCTGCAAGCTCTAAAAAGTTTTCTCTAGCATTTAAGTCAGTACGGAATGCAATGTTTTGACCTAGGAAAGCAATTAGATCAATAAGTGCAAGGTATTCTGATGATTCAATATAATCGTTAAAATCTTCTGGATAGTTTTGACGAATGTAATTGATCATTGTACGACGAAGATTGTCAAAGTCGTATGATTTGAAGTCGGCGTTTCTATAACTCTGATAGATACGTTTCCAATCTTCTGCTACTAATAAACGGTTTTGTCTGTCTGTACTTGACATGGATTTGCTTTCCTCTAACTTATAGTGTATTTATTAATTTGAATAAACCACGTATATAATTAGTTGGCTAAAAATCCGTTGTTTTGGTCAAACGTTAGTCGCATATTTTCAGCGATATTGTAGGGTAAAAATATAAGTGTTGCATCTATTTGTATGCCGCTTTCGTACTGATCAACTGTAATACTAGTAACACTAACTCGAGGATCATAGTTAATAATAGTAGTTACATTTTCGGCGATAATCTGCTTAAGGCTTTCAGTTAATGGTTCATATAAAATGTCCCATATAATTGTTCCAAAGTTAGGATTGCTAAGAAGTTCGCCTTGACGAATGTGAAAGTGGTTAATAATATCTTGTTTTACAATTTGCAAATCATACAACTGAAACCCGATATTATCAGGATTAACTGTAGAGAATCCTTTATAAGTTTTTTCGCCTATACCGTAGTCAGGGCGAGTGTTACCTTTTACTGTAATTTCTTTATAAAGTTTTTTCTCTAATGTGCTCATACTGTATTTACCTTAAGGAAGCGGGTCGTCTCTTGACGGTGTACTTGTAACTGTTGCTGATCCACCTGTTCCTACTGAAGATCCTGGGCCTGAATATATCGGTGGCGGAACAGTAGTAGGTGCCGTTGTTGTAGGTAGTCCAGGATCCGCAGTATCTGCACCTGTTCTCGATGGTGTACTCGTAACATTTGCTCTTGCTTCTGCTTCGCCAGCAGTGCCTTCTGAGCTTGCACCAGCTGACGGAGGAGCAGTCGCTGCTACGCATGCTTCAAATGTATCTTTTATTGCAGCAGGAGTGCTGCCGCCTGATCCTGATCCTGGAGCCGCTGGTGCTGTTGGAGTTCCGGCAGCTCCACCGCTTTGCAAATGAGGATGTGTTGCTTTTACGTTTACACCACTTACTGTAGATGCTTTTAGTGTTCCACTGACATCTAAATTTCCTGTAACTCCAATATTATTTGCATTAGTTGTAGGAGCATTTAGGTTAATAGCACCAGCTGCGCCGATGTTGACATTGCCGCCAGCAGCTAGATTAATATCACCGCCAGATTTAAAATTAATAGACCCTGATGAATATACGTCAATTGTACCCTGAGGTGTCATTTCTATCCAACTTTGCCCGCTGCCATGTGCAATGTAAATTAAGTCTTCAGAATTATGCATCAATATTTGATGTCCTGTACGTGTTCTAAGTCTTATCAATTCATTAGCAGGAATCATAGGGTCGCCGCCATCAGCCAATGATGCATATACACTAGGAGTTGATGCAGCAGGTCCTTTTCTAAATAAACTAGGGTCACCGTCGTCCATTACAAAACTTGATCCCGTAAGTCTTGATGCTGGCATATCTGTTTGTGCATTTTCGCCGCCGACTTTAACTCTAGGTTTACCAGGTCTACGATCTAACGGTCCAGGAGTACTCATACCAAATACCATACTAGGTACTTCTCGTCTAGCACTCGATGTTGTAGTTCCTCTTATATGATCATTAATTAGACCTGCCCGAGTGAGTTGTGTAACTGCATCATCGTTGACTGGTTTTAAGAAAGTAGTAGGCTGATTGCCAGATCCAGGTTCATTTCTTTTATTATACTCACCTACTGGTAATACTTTAGCTTGATCTGTTTTATTATTCTTTGTACTACCGTTGCCTGGTATCATAAAGTTCATAAACTTTTCTTGTACACATCCAAACCAGAAGCCTCGACTTTTATTTCCTTCTGCAAATATAACTAAGACAGTTGATCCAACATCTGGCGGAACTGCCCACATACCGTAACTTTTCTGTGTATAATCAAAACCTTCATTGTCACTTGTTCCGCTATACGGTGTAATTCCATAAAAAGGACTTAGATAACTTACTGTTGCCAATTCTCCAGTAGCATCAGTCGTGTTGCCTTCAGTTGTTGTTTTTAAAAGTTCAACCTCAAGAGATCCCATGTACTCAGTATCTAAATGATTGCGTACAATTGCCATAAACGGCCCAGGGCCGTCAAATGAACTCGTCTTTGGTTGTGCGTCTGGGGTTCTAGTATCTTGTCCTGCCATTGTTTATTCCTTAGAACGGTCCTGATTGTTGTTGTGCAGAGGCATTAGCTGCTTGTCTTGCTCTAAGCGCTCTTAGAGGTGCATCGTCGTATGTGCTGCCAGCAGATGGACTAGGAGCACTTGCTGGTCTGCTAGGTATAAACCCAGGATCAGCAGTATTAGCGCCATTTACGTTTGCCCTTGCTGCTGCTTCGCCAGCATCACCTTCCGAATTTGCGCCAACTTGTGGATTAGCTGGGGTTGGTGCTATTTGCGTTCCTGCATTATCAGTATTAAGAATACCGGATTGTGAAGGAGCAGTAAATGCCGAGTTTTGTCGTTGTCTACGAATTGTCTGGAGTTCTTGTGTAAACTCTCCGTTACTAAACACATTTTTACAAAATAAAACTTGATACAATCCACTAAATTCTCCTACAGGAGCAGTTCCGCCACCTGGAAAATCCATATATCCTGTAGGACCATAGTCTAACGGAGTTCTAAAGTTGATTTCTATATCAACTTCTCCGTTTTGATAATTCATTGTACCGTCCTTAGTAATATTTAAAATTCCTGGAACTTGAAGTGCGTTATAATTTCCCATTCCGCTATCACAAATGTAATACGGATCTCCTAATATTTTTAGATCTACTGCAATTAAGTCTACAGGACTGTTCATTAATGCTTCATTAAAACTTCGAGCAATTTGTGATTCTGGACTTAAAAATCCAATGCCACCGTCTCGTCTATTTGGACCTGCAACAGCAGATTGCGCTCTTCCTAGTTCACCCGCTTGAGTGTTTCCTGGAGATACTCCTGGAGATACATTAGGACCAGTTGCAGTTGTTTCCTGTGTTACTGATTGTTTGCTATCAGAACCCATCTGTCCCATATCGCCATTAATACTTGTAAAAAATGCTGCATCAAATTTGATATTGAAATCAATGACGTCTTTATTTTTTCCAGTGTATATATAATTGTATTCTTTTATTGCCTGATTTTTTAACTGCGGAATACCAGGACTGCTTTGACTCGGGCTCTGGAATTTACTAATATGAACAAGGTACGGTATTACTCGATAAACAAATATTCTCGAAGGAATACCAGTTGTTGAAACAACTTCAGCTGTAGAATCTGCATTAAAAACTTGTGATTCGATTCTAAACCACGGAATCATTCCATTCGAGTCAGGTTTCTTTGATGCAATGCTTCTGCCAAATTCACTTGTAATAATAATTTCTTCAATTATAGTTTGAATTTTTTTACCTGAAGAAAATGTAGCTTGCCTAATGTCGCCTGTTAAGTTTACTAAACAACAGTTAACTTCACCTTTAGTGTCTTCGTTTTCAGCGTTGGTAGGAGTTTGCATTGGACGGGTGCCGCCGTCAGTATTAGCATTAACAATCTTAGATTGTCCTATTTCATTTATATTAATTGATCGTTCAGCATATTCTCGAATATTTTCGCCAAAACTAGATCTTTTAACTGTTATACCTGCTGCATTAGCTATTTCATTCCTATAATCAACAGGAACAGGCCCTTCAGTGTCACCGGTTGTAGATACATAGTATCTTTTTATTTCTTCGTCTGTAAATTCTCTAGTAGTTGCAGTATCGTCAGCTTGTTCAGGTTGTCCCATCATAAACTGAGTTGATTCTTGTGCAGACGAACTAGTAGTTGGAAACATTATAACGTACTGGTTTCCTTTTTTAACTTTGCCAGCACGTTCAGCAGCTATTTCTCTATTGTTTAATACACTAGTTAAACTTTTGGCGCCAGTTTGCAACATTTCTGCAACTGTTGCTCCAGCAAAACTTAAATCAGTGTGAGTATTTTGTGTTTCATCTGTTAATGCAACTTCGTGGTATGGTATTGCTTGTACTGTATATACACTACCGCCTTCTGCTACTTCAAATTCAATATTTACAAATTTTAAAGGAAACATTCTACGCAAATTGCTAGCATGGATATAATTATTGCCGTCATCGTATCCTTTAAATTCTACTGAAAGTAAAAACGGTGCTTCAATATAATTGGGCTGTCCTGCTCTTTTAGCTGCTACTTGTAATGATTGTAAAAATAATCCCATACTGTATGGTTCAGTTACTTTAAAACTTATACTAGTTGCATTTGTTGATCGTGAATTAGGATTACCTGCTACTATTGTTTCTATTTCTACATCATCTATAAAATATTCTACTTTGCCTGCTGATTCATATAGCGTAGCACTGCCCGGAGTTGGGCCGCCTCCGCTTCTTAATATTACTACTCCTGGATCTCTTCTTCGATAGGTTAGATCAGGGAAGTTTAATTCAAAATCACTTAGACAGCCTAACGTAAACACATAATTGTAACTTGCAAATTGTTCTAAAGGATTTGGCTGTTTGCCGGCACCTCCAAATACACTACCAAATCCGCCGCCAAAGGCTGCTCCTAAGAACCCACCAATGCCGCCCTTAATACCGTTTACTAAAGATGATCCTATTCCGTTAGCAATATTGCCAACAATACTTTGACCAATCCCTGGGCCAGTTAAACCGTTTAAACTATTTGCTAAGTTAACTGTTGCACCTTGTAATTCTTGCATAGATCCTGTTACAGAATCTACAACACCGTCTACTGCTATATTAGCACTTTGACGGAACTGGTTTGCGGCTGAAGCTACTTCAGTTTCTACATCTCTGCCAACTGCTTTTAAACGATTTGATAAATTCTGTGGAATTAATGCCATATTATATCCCTAGTGTCCTTGTAAGTGCGTCGCCTTTTGGCACATAAATTTGGATACCTGCAATTAAATCAAATATAGGATCTTTAAGTATTTCCATATTACGTTGTGCAAAGACCCACCAAAGATCTTTGTCGCCATACAAATCAAAAGCAAGTAAATCAGGGCGATGCGTATACTGAGGCTGTATTGTAATTAATACATCATCTGATTCTGCAGGAATTGGACGTATTTTTAATATGTCAAGATACTGTCCGTCTTGAGTAGATGTATTATACCATGGACTGGTTCCGATATATGCTGCCATTAGATAAATCCTTGTCCGTTGCCTTTAGCATATCCGCCACTGACAAATTTGTCTAAGCTAAATTGCTGCACAGCTCGTCTACTGTAAGTTGGCATTAACTGTATAGCAACTGAACACTTTGTCGGTGCCCATGTATCTAAAGATTTTACATAAATGTAATCAACATCAGGAGTTAAATCGCAAGTAAATTGTGTAACTACTACTGGTACATTTTTAAATACAAAGTCACCATACCCATTAAGTTGTACCACTGGAGGAGGCGAACCTTGATTGCTTGAATTTCCATAAGACATCTTAGTAACACTTCTTAAGTAATGAATTACGGCAACCCAATATACACCTTCGGCTTCGCTTTCAACAATAAAGTCTCCGCTAATTTGAATAGTGTCTGGTTGGCTGTTTTGATACACTGGAAACGGATAGTTACTATGTGTAGGTTTAACTTGTGAGTAAGATGCACTATGACTCATAACAATTGCAGGAGTGTATGGAAAAATCATTCCACTTGTTTTACCTAATGCTGCTGCAAGAGTTGGTTCTAGACCCATGCCAGGAGGCATTGAAAGCCTGACACGCCAATCATCATTATCGGTTCCTTTCCAACTAACATCTGCAAATCCTACTCCGCCAGGCATTCCAAATTTAGGGAGGCCGCCTCCGCGAAGCAAACTCATAAAATTCTTAGCGGTAAATACATCCTCGGCTATACCTTTTACAGCATCACCAACTTGACCTATTAAACCTTGACCAAAGTTTGCTGCGCTACCCAACAGATTGCTTACCGACTGCTGGGGCGATATTGCATTACGAGCCTGCGAAGCTGCTGATGAAAGTTGTTGTCCTATGCCGCCAAATAGTGCCATTATTATTGTCTCCTATATGTTATTTAGTTGACAAAATTAACTGTGTATATTATAATGTATTACAACCATTGGAGTTTTTATGAGAAAAGTTAACTATTTAAATAATAAAGATATACTTAAAGAAATACACAAATCAAAGAGTACGTTTTGCAGCTATGTATCTGATACAGATCATCAATTTGATATCATTTTACCTAGCATTGACAAAATTAACATTAGAACAATTGCTGAAGCTAAACGTGCGCAAGCAAAACGATTACAACATTTAGACTTTGATGCTAGAAAAGCAGCAGGTGAGAAAATTAAACTTGCAGAATGCGAAGTTGACTATAGAAAAATTGAAAAAACTGATTTAGTTTTTCGTATTATGACATTTGACCACATTCCGGACGAACCTGGTCGTAAAAAGACTCCAAAGACAGTTGCAGATCACAAAGTAAAATTAAACTTTCCTCCTTTTCAACATTTTCGCTTCAATGAACAAGACGAATTAATGTGTGTTGGTAAAAGTCATTGGCAAGGTGGCATGGAAAACGGAAGTTTTAGTTTAAGTCACGGTAAAGCAACAAATAAACTTGCATTGATGTGGATGAAACTATGCGATCGTTATGCTACTCGTGGCAACGTTCGTGGTTATACATACAATGACGAGATGAGAGGCCAAGCTATCCTACAACTAGCACAAATTGGACTACAGTTTGACGAAAGCAAATCAGATAATCCGTTTGCTTACTACACAGCCGCAGTTACTAACAGTTTTGTTCGTGTTATTAACATAGAAAAGCGCAATCAGAACATACGAGATGACATTCTTGAAATGAACGACATGAATCCTAGCTTTACACGACAAAATGCCGGCGAATGGGAAGCGCAACAGCGTAGAGAAAAGTATTATCAAGACAAGAAATAATCAGTTGACAACTTTGTCAATACCCTGTATACTATAAAAGTATATAAATTTATGGAGAGATAACTCTTGTTTAAAAAAGCAGCAGTCTTTACAGACATACACTTTGGATTAAAAGGTAATTCAAAGGTTCACAATCAAGATTGTGAAGATTTTGTTGATTGGTTCATTGAAACTGCAAAAGCCAACGGTTGTGAGACTGGAATCTTTTGCGGCGACTGGCATCACAACAGAAATAGTTTGAATCTTACTACTATGGATGCTACTATTCGCAGTATGGAAAAGCTAGGTGCTGCATTTGAGCAGTTTTTCTTCTTTGACGGTAATCACGACTTGTATTACAAAGACAAGCGCACAGTCAACAGTACTGCATTTGCTAGGCACATTCCAGGTATTACATTTATTGACGAACTTACTACAGTTGATGATGTTACTATTGTTCCGTGGCTGGTAGGCGATGAGTGGAAGAAGCTAAAAAACTTAAAAAGCAAATATATCTTTGGTCACTTTGAGCTTCCTACGTTTTTTATGAACGCTATGGTGCAAATGCCCGATCACGGAGAGCTACGTGCAGAAGATTTTGCTAATCAATCGTATGTTTTTAGTGGACACTTCCATAAACGTCAACAACAGGGCGTAGTACACTACATCGGTAACGCATTTCCGCACAACTATGCAGACGCATGGGATGATGATCGCGGAATGATGATACTAGATCGCGAAAACGACAAAGCACCCGAGTATGTTAACTGGCCAAACTGTCCTAAGTACCGTACAGTTAAACTAAGTCAGTTAATTGACGAGCAAACTACATTTATTAAACCTAATATGTACTTGCGAGTTAACTTAGACTTGCCTATTAGCTACGAAGAAGCAAGTTTTATTAAAGAAACGTTTATTAATCAATACAACTGTCGTGAAATTAGTTTGATTCCGCAGAAGCAACTGGAAGACGTTAACACACAACTAGATATTGCACAGTTTGAGAGTGTAGATCAAATTGTTGCTGGTGAAATTGCAGCAATTGACTCAGATAGCTTCAACAAGAAAACATTATTGGACATTTATAGCGAATTATGATTAGAATTAAAGACCTTACAGTAAAAAACTTTATGAGCGTGGGCAATTTGACTCAGGCTGTAAACTTTAATCGCGAGCAATTAACACTTGTGCTAGGTGAGAACTTAGATCAAGGCGGCGATGATAGCGGATCACGTAATGGTACAGGTAAAACTACTATCATTAACGCATTGTCATATGCATTGTATGGGCAAGCATTAACAAACATTAAACGGAATAACTTAATCAATAAAACAAATTCAAAAGGTATGCTAGTCACACTACATTTTGAGAAGAATGGTGTTGATTATCGTATTGAACGTGGTCGTTCACCTAATGTGCTCAAGTTCTTTGTTGATGAACAAGAACAAGAGATGACAGATGAGTCGCAAGGCGACAGTCGCAAGACACAAGAATACATTAACGACTTGTTAGACATGTCACATGACATGTTTAAGCACATTGTTGCACTTAACACTTACACAGAACCGTTCTTGAGTATGCGTGTTAATGACCAACGAGCAATTATTGAACAATTGCTAGGTATTACTATCTTGTCTGAGAAGGCAGAATCTCTTAAAGAACAGATTCGTGTTACTAAGGAAGCAATTACTAGCGAAACATTAAAAATTAATGCTATTCAGACTGCAAATGAAAAGATTCAAACAACTATTGATAGTTTAGGTCGTACTCAACGTGCATGGATTGCTAAAAAAGAACAAGACTGTACTAAATTACAGCAAGGCATTACAGAGCTAGAGCATTTAGACATCGATGCAGAACTTGAATCGCACGATAAACTTGCTAATTGGACACAACATAATGCTGCTATTTTGGCTCTTAATAAAGAAAAAAGCACATTAGAGACTGCACAGTTACGTGCTAAGGCTTCTGTTGATAAGGTCGAAAAAGACATCTTAAATCTTGAAGATGCAACGTGTTATACTTGTAATCAACCGCTTCATGCAGATAAGAAACAAGAAATTCTTGACAAGAAAATGAAAGAATTACAAGATGCAGACACATATCATTTAGAAATTAGCACTAAGCTAACTGCGGTACTTAAAGATCTAAATGACATCGGTGATATCAACGGTAAACCTACAACATTTTACGAAACTGCTAAAGAAGCATACGAACATCGTAAGAACGTTGATAGCTTGAAGCAAGCGTTTGATGCAAAACAAAACGAATCTGATCCTTATCAAGCACAGATTGACGAATTAATGTCAACTGCAATGCAAGAAATTGATTGGACTCCTGTAAACGAACTTACAGGTTACAAAGAGCATCAAGAGTTCTTGCTCAAGTTGTTGACAAACAAAGATAGTTTCATTCGTAAGAAGATTATTGATCAAAACTTAGCGTACTTGAACAATAGACTTACATATTATCTTGACAAGCTAGGTTTGCCGCATCAAGTTGTGTTCCAAAATGATTTGAATGTTGAAATTACACAACTAGGTCAAGATTTAGACTTTGATAACTTGTCACGCGGTGAGCGTAACAGACTTATCTTAGGTATGAGCTTTGCATTCCGCGATGTTTGGGAAAGTCTGTATCAAAAGATTAACTTGTTGTTCATCGATGAGTTGATTGACAGTGGTATGGACACAGCAGGTGTTGAAAATTCACTAGGTGTTCTTAAGAAAATGGGACGCGAAGGCGATAAAAATGTTTTCCTTATTTCACACAAAGACGAACTTATCGGAAGAGTTAGTTATGTAATGCGTGTTGTTAAAGAAAACGGATTTACGTCTTATGAAAATGATATTGATGTAATAGAACAATGATTGAAGACGATATTCACGATCAGTTAACTAAGGCTTACTTAGAATATTTTAAGGCAAACGAGAAATTTGAAGCTCGTTTGTCTTATCGTACTCACGCAGCAAGTCGTAGATGGTTGCGAGAAATTAGGCGCTTAACAAAACTAAGACAAGACGAGATAGGCAACGCATTCAAAGCCAAATTGGCAGAGAATAAATCTAAGGCAAAATAAGTATGATATGCATTGGACTTATCAGGGTAAACAAATTGACGAACTGCCAGAAGGCTGTGAAGCATTTGTCTACTTGATAACAAATCTAACCAATGGCATGATGTACGTAGGCAAGAAACTAGCAAAGTTTAAAGTAACTAAACCACCGCTTAAAGGCAAGAAGAATAAAAGGCGCTCAACAAAAGAAAGTGATTGGAGAGATTACTGGGGTTCCAGTGATAGACTTAACGCAGACGTTGAACAGCTAGGCGCAGAAAATTTCACTAGAGAAATATTACATATTTGTCCAAGCAGAGGCATAG